CTCATCAACAGCCATTTCTCTAGCCTGACGTTGATCTAGCTCTGACAATTCATCTGAAGTGAAGGTGAGACGTGCCACTAGGGATGCTGTATGGTACCCATGTGCAACATCAAAAGCATACCATTGACGGAACTCATCAAAAGGATTGAATGGATTGTCTGTAGTGGTGACCATAGACTCGGTAGCCATCATCCTCCTAACGATCTGTCTAATGTGGAAAGGGAAACACCAAGACGAGCTGCTACTTCAGCCCTTGTATACTTCTCAAGCAGAGCTTGCGCTCGAGCCACCTTGTTGGGTGACATCAAAAGTTTGTTCTTAGGAGTTGCATACTCTCTAACCTTATCCATGTCAGCGTTGTCAAGGATTGACTTTAGTTTAGTATCACTAATAGCACCTGCTTGAATGGCTGCCCATTCGTCAGGGGTGATGTCAATCTTCTTCTTTTTAGCGCCTGTCCTATTACGTGCTTCTTCCAAGGCTTGAGACTTTAGTTTCTTTTCAGATGAAGGATCCAATGCTGGATTGTCAGCCTTCTTTTGTTTAAGAATCTCATTACCTAGGATCTGGGCACGGCGTTCAAGGGGGGCGTTAAGCTTAGCCTCGGTTAGTTTGCGCTCTAAAGAATCTACTTGCTTTGAGTATACTTGTTTGGCTGACCTGGAGTAGGGTGCACGTGGTGTACGGATGCTCTCGAGTCTGGCTTGATTAGCCATTGTCTTAAGTTTATTGGCGTGGTCTGCATAGAGATTCTCCATACGAGTACCCGATGATAGGGTACTAGCATCTCTAGCCAGTTCCATCTCAGTAAGAAAGCCTCGAACTTTAGCTGGTTTGCCTGTCCGATTATCTATTCTACCTGTTGGAACATAGACTAATTCGCCAGTTTTCTTGTCTACAGGTCCGCCTTCACTTTGCTTCCTTAGCCGAACCTCAGGGATTGGTGGTTTCTTCTTGGCTCTAGAGATTAGAGTGCTGGCTCCACCTGCAGTACCATCCGGTTTGGCTTGATACTTTTCTTTCAGTGCCTTGATGCCATGATCTTTGTATGATTGCTTGTGGTTAAGGCGATGTTTCTCAGCGTCAATAACAACCATTGAATGCTTAACTGCTCGCTCTAGTTCTTCTCTAGAAGCTTGCCTAAGTGTCATGTCGGTAATTAGATTAGAGATCTCACCCATTTGTTGCTGAGTGTTCTTCATAACCGGCATGCCTGGATACTCTCGATAAGTTTCTCTTGGATTGAAGTTAATCAATCCTTGTAGAGGCTTAGACGATTTGATCTTGTTAGATTCATTTGGTATAACCAACACAGTGTCGCCATCAAAGTCTGCACCAGACAGACGCTCTGCTACCTTAGCGTTAATAGCTATAGCATCTTTAGCGTCTTTAAGAAGTCGACGAGCTTCTCTGTTACTGTTGTTGACAATGAGTTCAGGTATTTCAAACGTTCCTCCATGAGGATACCTAATCAACACAACTCGTTGCCCATTGTCATAGTTAGGTGCGTACACTTCTGTTTCAGACAAAGAATTAACTGGTAAGATAACATGCCAAGCTTGTTTAGGAAGACTTGCCGCTTTAAGATGGATTGATGCAGCATCGGTACCTTCAGCAAACTCTTCTAACAATTTCTTTTTAACTGTTGGATTAGTCAAAGCCATGATCTCATCAAGATCGGCTTTCCTTTGCTTGTAGGTTACGTCAAGTCTTTCTCTAGCCAATGAAGGAGACTGTTTAGAGAGGACCTGAGAAGCGATACTTCTAGACCAATCACTCCAACCACCTTCTTCATTAACTATGTTAACTGCTGACGCATTGACTTCTTTACCAGTCTTTGGATCTAGCTTTGTGATCTGACGCCGAATCTGGGCACCAAAGGGATTGTCGGGATCTGATTCAAGCTTCTTCAAAGCATCAAGTTTGTTACCTGTGCTTTCTTTATTGGTATTAAACAAAATGTCAACACCGTCAGGAAGGTCATCTTTGTAGAGGGCCATACCTTTAAGATAATGTTTATCACCAACTTGAATTCGAACCTGAGCATAAGTTTTTCCGCCAAGATCAAGATCTTTAGCGCCAGGACGAATGTACATCACACCGTCCGCATTGGCTCCACCTTCAGACCCATATTTAACAGCAACCCTATTTGGATTTATTGCAATGGGCGGAAGAATTCCTAAAGACCCTCTTCCTGTATCATCAAGATGTTCATTTAGAAGCTTTACTTTCTCTACATTAAGCCTAGTGTCTGTCCATGTTTTATCTGGAGTTGTTAACACACGAAGCTTAGTGTCATGGCTGGTGCCAAGCTGAGGAACTGGGATATTTGAATAAATGTTATATCCTTCAGCTTTTAGGATTGTAAGAGCTTGTTTCAAACGCTGAGGACTTAGGCCCAAATACATTTCTGTTCCTGCGCCAACGTCAAGATATTCTACTTTGTCTACCTGATTCTTGAGCACCTCGACGGCGACTTGAATGGCGTCTTGCTTAAGTTTTGCCGAGGGCAGTAGAAGCGTTTTGTAGGTGGACGTAGGGATGCCCATCTGCTTAGCTGCTTGTAGATCAGAAACGCCTTTTGCTTTAAGTTTCTCAGCTTGAAGAATTTGCTCTTGTTTAACTTCTGCTTTGGCAATGGACTTATAGGCTCGAAGATCAGTTGTTGAGATTCCAAAAGAATCGGCAACTTCTTTTTCAGTAAACCCTTGTTTAATAAGGTCCTTTACCATTTCTAAAAATGATCGGCTGTTTCGAGGATCTCCTCCAGATCCCCAAGGATACCGTCCCGAGTGTCGAGGGGTACCATAATGTGCAAGATATGTTTGTTCGTCAATATACACGTTACCCCTCCTTCTCAAAGATTCTGTTGTCTGCGAAACTCTTCAATTCGGTTGTTGTGCTCAACTATAACACCCATAATAGATTCGATTGCTTCCGGAACTGGGTCAAATACGCGAATTTCATCATTTTGATAGATCCGCAATTCTATCGAAATATCATAAGGAAACACATCATACTCTAAACAAAATAGAGCAGCATAAACTTCCAGTTGTTTTTCACTGGTTGGTGTTACGCCGGTTTTCAGGTCATGAATCCTTAATTTATTTCGACGAAAACAAATAGTATCTGCTGTACCAAAACAATTGTCTGAGTAATACAAGATTTGTTCTGAAGTCATCTTGTAGTTAATTGCATCATTGACGTATGTCGACAATGCTAAATTACTTTTTGCTAATTTGACACCTAATCGAATGGCTTCGTGGGCCAATAAATGAAGATCAGTTCCTCGTCGAGCTGCTTGCGCTGCTGTATACCTAGCTTCTAGTTTGGCATCACTATAGTTGATCCAATGATAGTTACTAGGACTAAGAAATGCGTGCTTGTCTTTTAAGTCCAAATGCTGATTGAAGCGCATCTAGAACCTCGTCTTCGTTTTCCGGGTAGATGAAAGCTGCAAATGACATCCGATCCATTTCTGCAACATAGTATTCCTGATTCGGTTCAGAATCTTCATAAATTGAACGCTTAACTTCAAGCATCGCCCACTTATCTTCCCAAAGAACCAGCAAATCTGGAATGCCTTGTATCCGAGTCGGATCATTCTTGATGACCACGGACCCAGGTAAAATGTGGTAGATCCTCTCAATGAGGTCACGCTGATATTTGGACTCTCGCATCGGTATTCCTCCAGAAAATAGGAAAGAAATGCTGTTTTAGCACCTCTCTCTCTATTATATACGTTGTAGAAGGAATTACCGTATACGTCATACAAAAACGTAATTCGTTTGTGTTGGGTAGATATGACAACCCGTAACTGCTGATCTAAAGATGTCATCAAATAAAAGGCCTTCCGTTACACCAGCTTCTAAAATTGAAGAATATGTACGTCGTGTTGAGAGATTCATAACACGCTTTGAATAGAACTCAGGTCTATACGACGGTTGGAACTGTCTTGCGTATTTCCATGCAAACCAGGCTGGACGCCAAGCTAAGTTTGAAGCGATTAAATTGTCTTTATCATTATCTAAGACTATAACCGTGTCAGGGATAGAAGACTTATGAAATCCTTCTACTGTTGGTGGTTTAGCGACAAAGGCTTCGGCAACTAAAACCCTAACAGATCTGGTTACTCTTTCTCCGTTTTTTGACAAAGTTACTTTAAGGTCTCCTTGTCTTGTTGTGCTTTCCGCCATAAGCGAATCTGTACGTGTGTTATAGACCTGACCATGGTCGTTCACAAGGTATTCGGGGAAGTCTGGAATTGGTCTCCATCGTCCTCTCATAAGAAAATCTCCTATCTTTTGTGGTGAGGCGTCGTTTTTGGTAAATTTAGGGGTTCAAAAAGTTTTGTATAAAATGTCACCCTTATACTACGTACACCACCATATAGGTCGTATAGAGGTATAAAAATATATAAAGTTTTTACAAAAAATATATGACGCCGACGCCCCACCACAAAATATTGCGTTTTCGACTACTTTCATGCACTTTCATACCCATTTACACTCAAATTATACCCCATTTCTACTATATAGCGGCGTCGTTTTTGAACGACTTTTTTTTCAACATTCTTCAAATTCGAAAGAATCTATCAAATTATCGTAGAATTTACGCTCGTTGAAGCTTTTTTTTCGGGACAACGCATTTCGAATTCCACGATCAATCACCGAATTTGACGCCAAGATATAGTAGTAAAGCGTGTCATATTGGGTGTCTAGGCGGTCAATTCGACCTTGTGCTTGCTCGAAATTCTTGTATGAATATGTCAGAGAATACATGATCATTGCGTTCGTGGACGTACAATTCCAACCTTCAGCACCCGACGTATACTGTACAAGATAAAGCCATTTGTCAGTATCTGGGATTGGTTCTTTCTTATGTCCGTTCCACTCAGCAACCGTAATCTCTGAACTTAACTCTCGCAGGATATCAAGTTCGTAATTAAAAGTGTAGAATATAATCAATTTGTCATGACACGTCATAAGCTTTCGAATCATGTGAAGTCTTGACGGGTGAGAATTGACGACTCTCCGCATCAGCCTAAAGACCTCAGCAATATCTTTAATTGGCTTGTCGTCCACATAATTCCAGCGACGTAGAAACACCGTGTTAAACAGATTATGGTTGTAATCCACCTCAAGATAGTTCAACATACGAGTAGTGTGACGTTCATAAGGCATCTCCACCAACACGTCGTTCCTGAGAATCTCGAGTCTAGATTCATTATAGTACCCTTTGATTTTAGGGTAACGTGAGAATGCTTCATAGATGACGTGCTTCATCTTAAACTCAGTAATGTTTTTGTAGAACCCATTGGCTATGAAGACAGGGGCGTAATCCATCCACGAATCTCCGGGGGTAGCGCTGAGAAGAACCCATCGGTTGTTTCTGGAAATTTTGAGGAATGACTTAACCCAAGCTCCATTACCCACGAGTCGCTGTTCGTCAAAAATGAAGAATCGGTCTCGTAGATGCTCAAGCTTTCCAATGTTGTTCCATGACTCCACAAGGAGAGCGCCGTCTGAAGTATACTCAGAAGCTGTGGATATTCCAAACCTTGCGGCCTCTCTTTCCCAATCGAGACTGTCACGCTTTTTCGCAGTTGTGATGACGACGATGTCACGAGGTGACTCCTTTTCTCTGTAGTATGCTAGTACTGTTCTTGTTTTCCCGCTACCCACACCGCCATACAAGATTTTACCGTTAGCTAGATTCTTTACTGCTTCCTCTTGATGTGGTCTTAGTTCTACTTCGGCCATAGTCATCTCCTACTCAAATTTATAGACTCCTCTAGGAGTTCCTCTAAACTTACCTTCAGGAAGAGCTCTCAATTCCCGGTGCCAAGGATTTACATCGTCAGTACCATTTGTAGGATACAACGTGCCTTCCCAGTCTTCATCAATGATTTCAAAAAACTCAGCAAGCACGCGCACAACAGAGCGCTCGTGAGCCTTTTGACCATCTCGATACCGAATGGTCGGCAGGTTTTTGTTGTTAGTAACACCTAACCAAAGCCATTTGTCATCCTCCGTTATTTCAATAAGCTCAAGAATGTCTAACAAAAGAGCATTGGCGGGAACATCAACACCAAGACGCTTAGACTCACGCCATTTCCAGTCTAAGAGATCAGCTCTTAATTCTTCATATTCAGATTGAAGTTCGGCAATCATGCTTTCCACTTTATGAAGACGACGAGCTTTTTTACGCGCTCCCATTTGTAATGGTTGTTCAGTTCGTGTTCTAGTCATTAAATTCCTCCATAGACTTCATAAATCAACTCGATTTTCAACTTTAATGTTTCTTTGACGAAGAATTACTTGTTTTTTTTCATGATTAAAATGAACGCCAGAAATTGATCGACCATCAGGCCCTACTACTTTATATTCGCTTAACCGCTGGTTATTATAAACACCAACGTCACCTAACATGTGAAATAACTCAATAGCTTTCATATATCCATCCTATAAATCTCATCGACCCACATGGCTGTAGCTCTACTTCCTCGCATTTTTAATTTTTCTTTAATAGGTTTTACCGGGATTTCAGGCCCATGCATAAGCGGATCTTTACCACAATACGGGCACCATGTCGTTCCATCTGGACGGTCGTCCGTAAGCAAACCTTTTGGATGACAGCGTAAACACAAATAACCTTTTAACCAATTAGTGTCAATAAAAGCTTTTTCAAACGACCGTACAATATACTCTTGTATTGTTTCTTCCATTTGTTTCCCTATACGACTAAAAATAATAGTCATTGCAAAAGAGAAAGCCCTTGTTAGGGGCCATCCCTTTTTGATTCAACTGATTGGCAACAGTGATGTCATCAACAGTCCGTCTTCAGCCTGAACCACTGTGAACTCCCAGATGCCGTTGGTCACCGTTTCGTTGATTCCACCCATCCCGGTCAATACGCCCATAGCGTAGTTTGTTCCAGGATCAGTGAGATCTCCGTAGGCGTGCCAACGTCCGTCATTCACAACGACTTCAAGCTTACCAAGAACTCGGTTCATCTTAGTCTCCTTATGGTTGTCTCTCATTATAAGCGTTGTGAATAATGTGACAAAAAAGGAAAGGGGTGTTGCCACCCCCAACCTTTTGAGCTCCTTTCAGCCCTCGTTGTCTCGTACTCGCTCGTACCCTAGCAGTCGTCCATCTTCGCCCGTGACGAACACGTATTTGCCGGACTTCGTCAGCTTCCTGCTCTCGATGTGCTTCTTCACCATGGCCGCCCCCTCAGGGTAAGCCTTGATGAAAGCGCTCGGAACAGCTTCTGCGATGTCGTCAGACACGTAGTTCAGTCGGAACGAATCGTTCGACCAGAATGCGGTTACTGCAAGCATTACAACTCCTTCTGTTGTCTCTCGTTATAAGCGTTGTAAAACCTGTTATTTTTTGTTGAACCTCTCGTAAAGGTCGATGTCTGCCTGGATGTTCTCGCACCGAATACGATTCTTCATCCACAGACCCTCATCGATGTAGGTCTGCTTAAGGATCTTGAGAATCTCGTACGTCTCTTTACCGACAGGCTTCTCTGACATTATACTCCTTTTTCTTCAACGTTCTTGACAATCGCCCGCATCTCGATTATCTGATAGTCTCCAGACGCCAATAAAGTACCAACGTAGATCGAAGGCACAATCTCGTTCAGCTTGTCTTTACCATGATAGATGAAGCTCGAATGTTCCTTGGGGTCGATCTTTGGCTTCAAACCACCGTTCATAGCAGCGATGATATCCAAAGTGTTCGGTTCAATCGGGATAATGACCATTAGTTCCTCTTTGCCTTGATGTACTCACCGATGACGCTTGCTACCGTTGCGTCTGAAATCTTAGATGCAGCCTCCTGCTTCTTGGAGTATGTCCAATCACATGCGACAATCCCTGCGACGAATGACACCCCCATGCCAACGACCGTCAAGGCTCCCAACACATATCCTCCAGTGAACTTCATTACTTTTCCTCCTATTGTTTTGTTATTAAGAAAATAAAAGAAGAAAGCCCTTGTTAGGGGGCCTTCTCCTTTGAGATTGCTCTCAGATGGTGTCGATGGTGTCGACGGCGTCCATGACGGTCAGTGCGCCCTTCTTCATCGAACCCTCGCGGTAGCTGATCCACCCGAAGCCCATGACTCCGAGCGTACCCAGTCCGGTCAGGATGGTGATGATGGTGTACACGACGACCTTGATGGCCTTCAACATTACAATCTCCTTCTGTTGTCTCTCATTATAGGCGTTGTAGTTTTTGTTAGCAAAAAAGAATAAGCCTTGTTAGGGCCTATTCCTTTTTTGAGTCAGATATTCAGTCCGACTTGTCGTGATAGGCTTTTGATCTCCTCGAAGATTTCTTCCTTGAGAGCCGCGGACACCGGCGTGGTTCCGTCCAGTGTCGCCCAGTAAGTACACAGGGCAACCAGAACTAGGTTCCAGTCGATGTCGATGTTCGCTCGGGTAGTCTTCAATTCCTCATTGGTCTTCATGACAATTCTCCTTTTGTCGTCTCTCATTATAGGCGTTGTAGAACATGTTAAGAAAAAAGAGAAAGCCTTGTAGGGCCCCCTCTTTTCAACACGTGTGTGTCATCCACGCAGGGTGAACAACCGGCCGATGCTGTTCTTGATCCATCCCAACGCCTTGAACACCACCAACCAGGTGATGAGCAGGACGAAGAGCGGGAACAAGACCAACATGACCAAGATTGTTGTTTCCAACATGATTTCTCCTTCTGTGTCTCTCATTATAAGCATTGTAGATAATGTTAAGAAAAAAGGGAAGCCTTGTGGGGCCTCCTCTTTTTGAGATGATCTTGTTAGACCAGGCTCATGATGGTTCGCTTCAACTCATCGATCTGTTCTTCGTCTTCCTTGATCTGCTGTGCCATCTGCCTGTACTCTTCGAGTAGTGCGTAGACGGCAACGCCGATGGCGGTTGCGGTGACGATCGACAAGATGATTGTGAATAGCATCCAGAACATTATGTCTCCTCTTGTTGTCTCTCATTATAAGCGTTGCGAAAAATGTTAGAAAAAAGAGAAAGCCTTGTGGGGCCCCCTCTTTTTGACTTCAGGACTTCTCGCGAAGTGCCCGTGCCAGTAGGTTGATGCTCACGTACAGGGCCACCTTGAGCGCCACAAATGTGACGACAAAGCGGGCCAGTGCTCGTGATGCTTCTTTCTCTGACATCTGGTACATCTGCATGATTTCTCCTTATGTCTCTCATTATAAGCGTTGCGAAAAATGTTAAGAAAAAAGAGAAAGCCTTGTGGGGCCTTCTCCTTTTGAGATGTTGCTCAGGACATCTTGGAGCGTCGCTTGACCTCCTTCGCCCAGGCACGGGAGTTGCGCGTCTCGTTCGTCACTTCCAGCAGCTTGATCAGCATGCTTGCTGCCACGCTTCCGGCTGTGATCACGATGATCGGGCGCTCTTCCCATTCCTTCTTGAGCTTGGTCTTCAACTTCTCCATAGGTTACTCCTTTGGTAGTCTCTCATTATAGGCGTTGTGAAATATGTTAGAAAAAAGAAGAGGGGTTGTAGTAACCCCCTCAACTTTTCAACTCCTTCAGTTCATGACGATCTGTCGGAACTTATCCAGCGTATCGCACTTTTCCTCGAGTTCATCGATGTACTCATCTGCGGCGTGAAGATCTTGCTTTAGGCTCCAGATGATGAAACCGAGAATTCCGATGGTAACGGCGACGACGTATGAATAAACAATCCAAAACATTGCATTCTCCTCTGTAGTCTCTCATTATAAGCGTTGCGAAAAATGCTAATCGTCGAGCTCTTCTGTTATAAATTTAAACATACCGTCAATGCGTTCCTGATATAAAGCGTCAATAAGACCCTCGAGAGTACCATCCAACACAGCAATATCTTCTTTGATCTTCTTACTCACAACATAGGTGTACGCCAGAGTCGCTGCAGAAATTCCCAGTGGGATAAAAACTAAAAACATAGCAAAAGCTCCTTACTAGATTAAATCAAAAAAGAAAGGCACCGCAGTGCCCCTCTTTTAGAGTCCACCCGGTAGTGGGTGTCTTCAGCTCTTCTTCCTTCCCAGGAACAAGCCAGCTAGTCCGAACGTCATGAACATCATCCGGTTACGGCTTTTGTTCTGACGACGCTTTTCTTCACGCTGACGATTGCTCTCGACAAGATCGAAGAATCTGATCAGTACGCTCATTTAAACTCCTTTGGTAGTCTCTCATTATAGGCGTTGTAAAAGTTGTTTAAGAAAAAGAAAGAGCCCTTGTAGGTTTTACGCTACAAGGGACACTTCCTCTTGAGTCACTTCGCCTCTGTGGCGGTGGTCTCGATGGCGTTCGCGATCGCGGCCTTGCGGGCCCGACGAGCCTCGAGCTGCTCCTTGACGGTGGTCTTCGCCTTGTCGTAGCCACGTGCAGCAGCAGCACCCACGATGGTGCCGATGCCGAACACGGCGACGGTGGCAAGAACCGAACCTGCCTCGGTGTCAGTCTCTTCGGTGTCGGTCTCCAGCTCGGTCTCGATGCTGTTGAACTCTTCCATGATGATTCCTCCGTATGGGGTTGGTGTTCTCTCTCATTATAAGCGTTGTGAATTTTGTTAGTTTTTGCTTAGTCTGCTAAACGCAATCTATGAATAAGCGGTTTATGACACACAACTCCAGATTCTAGTACTACAGGGCAATTGGGCGTGCGATTAACCAGCCGCATTTCAATATCTGAAACGTAGCTTTCGTGTCCCGCCTCGCATTCCCAAATGTACCCGGTTAGATGTGGGCTTTTAGGCCCTACGGTTGGTTCGGACGGCAAGACAAAGGCATTAAGAGCTGTAATTTCAAGCGTAGTGTCGGCGTTTCCGTCTTCATCTACAGAGCTCTTTGAGACGATTGTTGGATTGAAGATTACGTCTCGGCCGTTACCGTACAGTTGGAGAATTCTTTCCTCAATGAGAAGAGTTCCAACAAGTTCCGTTCCATTGAACAATACCGGTAATTGAATCATGTTTTCTATTATTACGCTTCATTAGTGTTTTGATTACTATGTCGGGCCCCACTTTTTTGTTTGCTTTTCAGCGTGCCACCAGGGGGATTCGAACCCCCACGACCATCACAGTCCTTCGGGTTTAAGCCGAATGCGTCTGCCTATTCCGCCATGGTGGCGTTAGGTTAGATCATCCTTCCACGCATGAAGAATTCAAAGAAGTCCCTCGCACAAGAACGACAAAGATCAAACTTCTGTTCCTTTTGCGAGATAGGGTTCTGGTACAACTGAATATAATTAGCCATTTCCTTTAGGTCGCTCGTTCGGGCCTTACACCTGTCACATTCAAGAATCGGTTGATCAATTCTAGCCATTACGCAGCCATCCAATGCTTGTAGTCCAACCAATGAAGTTCTTTCGTTCGATCTCGAACAAACAGATTAGTCTGGTAGAGATTCAAGAAGTCCACCCAGTTTTCGTGCTGGCTAACAACACAAAAGAGTTTACGACTGACCCCCCAGAAGGGATATATCATGATCACAACAGGAAGATCTGCGTGGCGCTGCTCAACCTCCCAAAGCGTCCCGTCTTCAAACAAGACTTCAAAGTAGATGCCGTACCAGGTGGCATCGATCCACTTTGGGAATCCCTCGACCTGGATGTTTACTGCTGGAATGATCACGTCATTAATCTTCACACAATTACCAAGGTCTTCCAAGATGTCCATGTTATCTCCTGCTGATTAGAAAAGCAACAATAAGCGCTACAATAAAAGAAATAAAAGGGATAAGTAAGATTTCCATAGATTACTCCTTATTAATTGAGTTGATTAAAAAGGTAAAAGCTTTTTCGGTTTTTTTAGATGCGTCAGTTAAAGCTTCTAAAGACGAAGCTAAAGCTTGAAAGGCCATTTGTACGTCTTCTATACCAAAACGCAAATGAGGCTTTTTGAAAACCCAAGGGGTAATTCCTTTTGAAGATTGCCACTGAGCAAAAGTCATTAGTTTCCTTCTAGTACGGATCTACATATTTACCATGCCATGCGTCTTCACAAGGCTCCACCGTTGAAAGGTTGTCTGACATCCAGTATTTTACAGGATATCGAACGCGTTTTCTATCGCTATAGCAAGTTGGGCAAACGCTTACGTTTTTGTCTCGATAATTAAGAATAACCAGCCACGCAAACATAACGACAACTAAGATAACTAGGGCCCAGAAATACCAAGTGCGGACCCATTGGCCGAACGTCATTGCAAAAGTCATGAGGCCTCTTGAATCACTTCCATAATTTCATCAAGCTCAACAAGCACTTCTTGTTTCGTTCCAGTATAAAGTTGGATTAAAGCTCCGTTTGAAAGACTCATTCTAATTTCCCATTTATCAGTATGGAAATTCAGAAACATTGGCTCAATGCTTATAATGTGTTGGGGGTTGTAATGCGTTGTTCCTAGTTTAACAAACATAAGTTTCTTTCTGTTAGTAGGCCGGGGGGGATTTGAACCCACCTATCGCCGAGATATAAGCTCGGTGCATTTACCAGAACATGCTACCGGCCCTTGAGGGAGCTAGCCGCACAACTCTCCATGCTCGCTCCAATGAATTCGCTTGGTAAGCTCCATACCGTGCAACTTGATGTGGTAAAGGGTGAGAAATGCTCCCCAGGTGTCGTATCGACAACCCCGAATCGAGCCGTCCATGTAAGCGAACTGGCTGAACTCCAGCAAGCCGCTATTCGCTTTGTACCAATTTGGGTAGACGTTCACAATGATGTGACTGTCTTCAGTCACACGCTCAACTTCCCAAAGCGTTCCGTCTTCGAACAGGATCTCGAAGTAGATTCCGTACCAGGTGTTGTGCTCTTCGGACCACCTTGGGAAGTCTTCTACCTGGATGTTTACCGCGGGGATGGTCTGATCGTGAATCTTCACGCAATTACCAAGATCTTCCAGCATTTTTAATTATCTCCTTGTTAGTGTTTGTCTAGGATTAAGTACTTGATAAAGTTTCCTGTAAATATCGTCGTATTCGTCTTGTGCCTCTTCTATAGTGTCATACTTCTCTGAGTTGATCTCGAGCTCGTTGATCATTATGAAAGAAACACAAAACTGCTTTTCAGGAGTGATTGATATAGCCAACGTGTTGATCTGAGTTACGTTGATCAATCGCTTTCCATCACCACGTAGTTGAATGAACATTTTAAATAACCTCTACATTACAACAAGCAAGATTGTAGATATCCTCTGGGACCCGCTTGGTCATGTAACCCTGCTTGCGCATCTCACTGGTAAAGCTGTTTTCTTCTTGAGGCGAACCAAACGACTTGGCTTTGACGTCAGTGTAATATCCCCAATCAGTCTCAGCGTCGTAGTTGATCTTATAAAACAAATAGTGTACGAGGTACATCAATTCTCAACAATCTCAATAGGGTGCCCGAGGTACTGTCGGTTATTGGCAATTAAAGCGATTCCTTCTGGTGAGTGAAGAACCGCCAAATATGGGTCCACCAGAAAAGCGTCCCACTGTGTTTGAGTCAAACGAATTGGAAGTTGTGCTGGCACATATGGTTCTGCGTCTAGTCCAGCTCTACGACGAAGATCTCGGATTGTATCTCTAACTTTTTGGACCATTAGCTACTCCTCGATTTCTATCTTCACACCAAACAACTTTTTGGTATTTATAAATTCTTGGGCTGCGATTTGAGAACCACCGAAAAGCTCTAGAATATAAGGGTTTATTTGAATGTCTCGCCACTCTTCTTGGGTGACAACGAGAGAAAACTCGTCTGGGTCCCAAATACCCCCATCTTTTTCTAGTTGTCTTTTATGTTTTTGAATAAGAACTTCAACTTCTTTTAACTTACTCAATTTTCCTCCTATTAAATATAGTCAAGGTAGGCGGGCGCTGGGATGCCTCTTACCTGTCCACAGACCTACCCCGACTATTCGGATGACAGAGCAACCGCACGCAGTCGTCACTTGGGTTTGGTTGTTAGTGTGTTTTTCAACACTCTGTCAAACGAACTATGAATCAGACCAAGCGGTTCTTTCAACTTTTCGGTCAAGATGAGGCATTCCTTTGAATTTCTTGATGCAATGCAGACAGGTAACTTCGTCGATGTTGGTTGTAATCTGTCTATTCTTGATAAAACGACAGTACGCATAAGGACCGTAAGGCCCAGACTCTCTTGATGGATCAGCAAGATGAACGGCGGCCTTTGAATCAGGGTCTTTAATAACGGGCATTAGAGCCCCTCCAAAAACAGCTCGAACACTCGCTCTGCAAACGCTTCGATACGAGGGTCATCTGGGTCATCGACTTCCCAGATATCGAAACGAATATCCGCGGTAGTAAGTCCGGCCATGTTGAGAACTGGGATGATAAAATCACACCAAGTCGTATCATCGCTCTGCTGCGTAAAAACGTTGTGTACTTTTACTGGAACCAAATCAATCATGGCACTCTCCTTTGAATTAAAAATGGTTGATTACAGTGCTCCCCCTGGGACTTGAACCCAGAACCTTCGGATTAAAAGTCCGTTGCTCTAACCAATTGAGCTAGAGGAGCGAAATACCCAGCAGGATCGCCAAAAACTGCCTTACTGTTTCGACGTTGTAGCGACTTATCAGTGTGGCTGATCTGAATGTAAACTTGGGATCCAGGACCAAGCGATTCAGTACCAGTTTCCTCCGGGTCAGAGGAAAATTGTTACTACTTACCAGTATCAAATTCCGCAGTAGGAGACCCGGTCATATCAATTTGCTTGGCTTCTGCATTCCAAGTGGCGGGGCCAGCAACGGTAGAGACAAACCCCTCCCACCAGTGCGCGTAGCCCTTACCATTCTCGTCGATGCAGATAACGGTTGTGCCAGTAGTTTCGCCACTGTAAACACCAGTTGACTCAAGCTGAGGAAGAACGTATCGAGTCGAGTCTACTCCCCCGATTCGAACTGCTCCTTCTGGGTTGGTGAGCTGGAACGTTCCTGGAATTGGAAACCCAACGCTTGGGCAACTATGAATCGGATCAATGATGCCCTGATTGAAAAAGAACGACGTAGTTGCCGTAGCCTCTGCCTGCGCGGTTGCAATATCAATCAGGTTTTGCCGAAGCTGAGACTGACTGAACACTGGAACAGGCTGAGCCTGCTGGAACTGCGTCAACTGATCCTGAGCAGTCCGATTATCCTTCTCCGTCGCGTTGTCTTCTGCTCCGGTACAACCCACAGCTACAAGGCTGAGTGCAACCAGAATCATAACCATTGTCTTCTTCATATTAACATTCCCTCGCTACAAATGAAGCCGCGTTTGGCGGCAGTTGAATGGAACCACTGAGCTTTGCTGCTGAATCACAGATCTGGCTTGTGATGGCAACAACCTGCTGAGGCGGAAGATTACCCATCTCAGTTTCACGGACATCGTCAAGAATACCCTCAACGAGAGCGTTCTGACGTCCGTACGAGTCCTGCAAGATCACAGCATTGCGATTTACAGTCTCGCTCTTGAGCCACCAGCCAAGCTGCCAGCCTCCGATAATGACACCAACACAAAGGAGAACTCCGATGATACTGGTTAAAATAAGGTTTGCTTTACTCATTTATCCTCCTGTTGTTAAAAAGAGTTATTTACTTTATCGAAAATTCAGTCGATGTGCCGTCAACATGATGTACTTCAACTGCTTTTATGCCTTCGCTCATTAAAAGCCTACCAATTCCTTTTGGTGTGCTAATAGCTCGACTTGTTGTTTTTTCTACAAGATTTCCGTCTTTGTCGTAAACTCGAACGGTTAGTTCTTTTGGAATTCTAGCACTCATAACAGTAACTTATTGTTTCCTAATTAATAAACTTACCAACGTGTTCTCCATTTTTGTACTCGAATTCATGAACAGGAGACCCAGGTGCATCTTGATAGGTTCCTTCAAAACCAGAGTCTCGCATAGATATAGTCATAATTTCACCATCTTTAGTAATAAACCTGACCCCGCTAAAACACTCGAGCACTGTGATTTGCATTGCTCCAGTATTTATGGAAGTTGCGTATCCCGGGTTTTCAGCAGGCGAGTTAATGATAATCTTCATACACTAGGTCTTTCGTTCAGTCCGTCGTTGAACATCTTGTATGTCTCGTATATCTCTTTGCATTCTTCACATACCGGGAGTTGCTTCGGATCTCGTGAAGGTATCCATCGATATCCACACAAGGCTTCCAAAACGAGTCCGTGAATACGGGCTTCAAGGACTTTAGCTGTCGCGTCTTCATTACCCTCCGTTTTGACAATATGAGCAGCTTCGGTCTTGTCAGTAGACGTCTCTTCGTCAGAAAACGGCACGACTTTTGGTTCATCAACAAAAATGCTCATTAACTCTCCTGGTAAGTAGGGGCATAAGACGGTGGGTTGACTCTTCGCGTCAAAAAATGATTTGGGTAGAATTTACCCATCTTAACACCTTCAATGTAGAACTCCATAGCATCTGCACCAGTCATAAATGGCCCATACTGAACCCTGTCGGAGTCGTGAGGCCAGTCGCCACCATTCTTGTATAGAACTTCAATGATAACAAAAACGCGGTCCATTAGTATTTCTCCTATTATTAAATGGTGAATTTTTTTGAGCGAAGTGGAGCAGTTTTGATATACCCCAGGATGCTCAGCCTGGGTGAGAGACGCCCTACAGAGGCGAAATAACAATCTGGCCCGCCGAATGACTCGACGATTTAAAAGGTACCATGACGAGAGGAACTCATCGATCGTCACTACAGACTCCACCAGACTGCGAGTTAAGGCAACCACGGACGTATAGTGTCATCATCGTAAAGGATCAAGTCACCAGATTTTTACGAGGTACACGTGTATCCAAGCCGGGAGAGGAAAAATACACTACGTGGTCTTTACCGACACAAGGCCATGAACAAAGGCACTGTTTGATCAAAGTCACAGGGCGGTCCGACCAGGGGTGCTGGGGGCGTTCCGCTGCGGACTGTACAACTCTTGGCGAAAGGTTGTAGCGCCCTGAAACGATCATGAAAGGACGATGGCCTCCCGCTTGGGAGCGTCCTTTTTGAATGCACTGGCTACGAAAGTGAAAATAGCCTTTTCATCTCTCGGAAGCCTTTGACTGCCCTCGGGCGGATTCAGGATTTGCCCCATCACGGTATCCCGAATCAGCTTAGCTTTGGACAGCTCACAGTGGTCAGCAAAAATGAACTTGCCAACCTTAGAAGTTAATGTCATTCTTAATCCTTTCATGGAAAAATAAAAGAAGAGGTGTGGATGGGAATCCACAGGTAATATCATTCGATATCGCCTTTCTCTTCATTATAGGCGTTGTAGATTTTGTTACCCTTTATCTACAACTCGGATTGCAGTTCCTACAGGGTAATTGGCATACCTGCCGCTTTCAAACTCAACCCGAATACTAAGAGGAATGTCATACCCCAGAGGCTCCGGCGCTGTGTGTTTAACAACCAGATCGGCTCCCCAGTTAGGAATAACATCACCAATAACCAACTGTTCAGGACTCTTGATCTTCATTGTTTTTAAACTCCTTTATCAGCTTTCAATCAACTCGAACTGATCCCTGAAGATCTTGGGAGAGTAGCAACGAACGTTATCGCCCATCTTCGTCATGAAGAACCCAGGGTAAACTCGGTAGACGTTGGGGATAAGGCGACGGTCGACCTGAATGAACGACGTTCCGTCATCCTTCTTTCGGACAGTACCGACAAACTCAGCAACCTGCTCGATGTTCTCCTCCGTGATCTCCACGGCCTCCACAACGAACGGCTTACGGGCATAAGTATCAAACTGCATTGTGTTCCTTTTCCTTTATAGATGAATAAGATCGGTTGTAATCGTCAAACGGAGATTCGTCGCCTTCAAGAATCAACTTGAAAGAAGCGTGCGAGATTCCGAAGCCAAACAAAACGCCGATAGCAAATAAGAGGGCTCCGATAACCATAGGCCACATCAGGTCTTGTCCTCCACGTTGGCGTACTTACGCTCGAGGGCGTCCTCTTCGATGGTCACGTACATGGACTTCAGGTAAGCCTTGATGCCGCTCTTACCGTTAACAGTCCACTCGTACGCTCGACCAATTAGATCCACAGTCTGGATGTTCGCCCAGTCAAGAACGGCGACAGAGTCTTCATCAAGACGGACACGCCCAGAAGAAGTAATCATGATAACCGTCGGAGGCATGATGTCGAACTTGACAGTGACTGATATATAAGGCGTTGTGGTATCGCCCTCCTCCCGAGGCTCCAGGAAACGAATGTTCCAACCGTCCTCGATCATGGCCTGTGCCGACTCATCGTCAAGAATAACGGCGAAGTTTCGGTCTCCTTCTCGGTTGTACTGCCCCTCCTTTCCCGAGAAATTACGAAAGATGAGCTGAGCATCCTCCACCATAAAAGTCTTTGCTTCTTCTCTAACCATGATAGGCAACATCCCTTTCAGTAATAGTATTAACGGTTATTGTGGGTTTATCCCATTCCTCAACAAGAATCGCCTTGAGGAGAAGGAGATAGTTCATGTGATCGGTAATCTTTTCAACCCAAATATCGCTACCGAACACCTCCCCCTTTTGTGTACGCTCAATAAGGTCGTAGAGACTAACGGTATGCTTAGCCATCATACCGGCCAAAGCCGTCTCAAGTCGCACATTCTGCATCTCGGCAGCGACTCGGAAATTATGAAGCCGATCTACGGGCGCATACTCTTTAGCTTTTTGAGAAAGAAGCTCACTACAAATAACAAATTGTTTGCTAATTACTTCTTCCAACATATCTGAATCCACTAAATATCCTCCTTGTTTGAATTAAAGCATGCTGAAAGCCTAGCCACGGTTTCTCCAAATGATTTCATACCGTCTGCAGCTTTAAATATAGCCGCAGTCAGAGCGTCTATAGCCGGAGCAATATGCTGCGGTTTTGTTATCCAAGGTTGAATACCACGACTTGCTTGCCATTCTCCAAATTTCATAATTAACTCACAAACTCATCAAAAGAGCCAAACTTCTCAATTGCTTCTTTGGCCTTTGTAACAAGGTCTTCGAAATATGAGTAGTCTACCTCAATGTCTGGGTTTTCCTTAGCAACAGAAGACTCGACCCACTTATAGTCTTTGGTCCCTGTCACGGCGTAGGCTTTTTCATCCTTGACTCTAAGAAGCGAGCCGCCTCCGGATTTAACTGGAACGAACATTCCAGTCCTTCCGACGTGCTTGAAATCGGAGAGATTGCCGTCCCCAACGAAGTCGAGGTACATGACCCCTTGAATAACGCTTCGGGCTTCGCAGTAATCCTCGAATTCAATCGGCTCATGCGTAAATAAAGTCTTGTAGACGTACGGATGTTGAAACTGAGCCCCAACAGCATTCCAGTGATTATCTTCTTTAGCAATATAAACCGCATCGTTGACCAAGCAGAATTTGTCATAGGTTCCCTCGTGCTCGAAGTCGTATCCGTACTCTCGACCAAACTGGGTGACAAACTCAATGATCTCCGGCGTTGCGTTCGGGATCTTGATGGAGTCCGTCTTAATATGTGCAACCGTAAAGCCTCGATCTTGCACCGCTTCTTTGAGATCGATCATGAACAAAGCGCCTCGCTTGGCGACAATGTTATCCTTGTTTCGGAAATCTCTGAAGGGGTTGTCGAATCGAGCGCTGGTCAAACCATAGACAATGTTGATTACGATCTTAAGAGCGTAAGACAGAGCTTCCAGGTCTTCATCAGTGCCTCCGACAAACGGTCCGAGCTTACCGTCCAGGAGGCGCCCGGCTGTTGCGTAGTCCTTATGCTTAATTGCCAAACGTGCCGCTTTAAGGTCAGCGAATCTGCTCGTATACGGCCCAAATAAGTCGAGGCACTCAATGGACGTCGGATGCATACTCGCAACGTCAAGAAGCGCCACATTCTCATAAATACCCGGCTCAGCATATACGTAACCACCTTCACCTGTGATCTCGCCCTTATAGTAACTCTCTTTCCCGTCAAATATATAACCGGGGAACTCTTTGCTTAGATCGGTGTAAACAAACTTATCTTGGGGTCGTTTATCATCACCAAATATGATCTTAGCCGTATGGGCTTGCGTGGTATGATTAACTGAAAGACCCGACAATTCGGCGAGAATCTTCCTGGCGTTGAAGTCTTGAATACGATTCTTAAAGACCGCTTCGGTTGCCATCACGTCGTTCTGACAATATGTTACGACCTTATCCCAAAGGTCTTCAGGAACAGGTTTATCCCAGGGAATATCGAGCTCCATGTGAAGGATACCCAGCTCGATTTGGAACTTCTTCAAGCCCTGCTTTTTGGAGCTAAAGTCGTAAATATCCGCATACGAAAGATTGTAGGCTTCTCCAAACATGACATCTCGGCTTGAGCCTCCGTTGATGATTCGGTTGCTGAGGTTATAAAGCTCGTCAATCGAATACCCAAGATATCGAGCATAGAGAATATGATTGTCGTATCGACGGTTGTTGAAGCCCACAAGCTTATGGGTAAGGAGCTCTTCAATTTCTTCCGAGGACGGGTTAATCAACTTAGCAACGTCAGCAGAATCTTCGGCTTTCCAGCAAACGACAAAGAGATTAGGATATACCTCAACATCAAAGAAGACCAAAGGTTTCTCGTCAGCTGAAGTAATCACGGGCATCTCGTTCTGCCCGACAAATTCCATCTTTTGCACCAACTTGATGCAGTCGGTAGCATGATTAGTACTCATCGCAGCAAAACTAAGAATATCGCCACGCATGTCTCTTACGTCGTAAGACAACCCATTGTTGTGCGCATCACTCAAAATCTTGTGGATGAAATCAATGGAAGGCTTTGTCCCCGGATGAACTTCTTTTCGAAGGTTCCTGGAGATCAGATCTCGCAGCGCTCGTTCACTCTTTATGCTCTGAGCATCAATCACCTTTTTCTCCTTAGTTGGAAGCCCTTCGTAAAGAGGCGTAACATTAACCATATTACATTTTGTTAGCTGCCTTCTCAGTGAAGAATTACCAAGAAGAGTTTTGACTTCGATCCCAACCCCATAAACGTTAGACAACGCTTCAACATCGCCATGATAGTTGTAGTGAAGATGAAGACCATTACCACTTTTACTCAATTCCGCATAAGTTGCGGGCCAAGTCTTTGCTTTTTCCAAACAAGCTTCCAGCGACTTGTTTCCATCTTCATCGGTCAGGTCAAAATCAATGACAACATGTTCTTTTGGCACCTGAACGTAGTGAAGTTTCGAGGTGTCAATATCTCGAAGCTTTGTGGTTACGTTCTCCCACTTCTTAGATGGTGTACCTTCCTCGTTTGCATACTGAGCAGGCTGGTTTGCGAACATCTCATCGAATACCGAGGGGTGTTCACCAAGCTCAATAACGTAAGGATCGTCAGTTTTAACAGGCATCTGAGACCTTGGTGGTCCAGGAGCCAAATGTTTAAATCCTTTGTAGTAACTGCGAACGTCTACGCCATCTATCTTGATTCGATCATGAAACTCTTCGAAATAATCCTTGAGGTGCTCTCGGATCTTGTACTGGGGAAGAGTCTTTTCGATTCCCGTGTCAGCACAGAACTCTTTGTAAAGAGTCCAAGCTCGCTTCAAGGTGACGCCGTCTTCTAATTTGAAAATATCAAAGTGCGCCTCCACAAAGTTATAGAAGACGTCCGTCTGAAGCATCATTTCAGTTGGCCGATACGAACTATAATAATTCTTCCCAAGGGCCAAGTATCGTTCCAGACAAAGATAAGCAATTGCTCCCAGCTCAAAATCAATCTGGTCCATGAGAATATGATAGGTATTATGATCAATCGTCCGTTGAGTAGGAACAACATCAATTAGCCTCCGAATAATACCAGACTTTGCGTCTGTAATCTTAACGGGAAGGTTTGTTCCCATGAACAAAAATGCGTTTGACTTGGTCTCAAACGGCGCCCGATACTTTTCGTTGACCGTCATAGTCTCATGAGCAACAATCGAATTCAGCTTCGTGTTGTCGTAGATTCGGGAGAGATCTCCGTCGTGTTGGATGGCGACCAGAGGATTTGACTTAAAGGCTGCAGTGGCAAAAGCATTATTATTGCCAGCGAGTTCTCTGGCATCAAATACCGCCGTGTAACCGTCGAACAGCTTCTGGATAATGTTGAGGATGGTGGACTTTCCAGAACCTGGAGGTCCGTAGAAAACCAGGAACTTCTGGATATGCTTAGAATCTCCTGAAACCACTGCGCCGATAGCCCATTCAATTTTCTCACGCTCCTCTTCAGAATATAACGTACCCACGATCTGATCCCATGCGTCCGTCTTGCCTGGGTGAAGAGAATATGGAAGGCGCTTACTCACGTAGTCAGTCTTCTTGACTTCGGTGTTAGCAAACGTCAGAACCTCATCCAGATTGTGGCTGTTGTTACCGCTATTACGAACAAACCGCTGGAACTCATCCCAAAGCTTCGTAGAGTTGGACTCCAGTGTAGCAACGGTTGGGCTAACCCCATCTCGATTAAGCATCTCTTCTTGGTACTTGTATAGATCGGCGTCTACCAAGCGCTGAACATCATAAATATCGGTAGACCAAAGACCTTTTTCCTCGTCCCAGATGGCATAGAAAGCCCCGCCACGAGTCATAAGATCTTTGGACCTACCAACCTTGAAATCAGGGCGGATCTGCAGTGCGCCATCTTTCTTTTCTTTAACCACGATATTATAAAAATCCACAGAACCTCCCTTCTAGTCAAAGCCTTTCTCAACAAGATAGGCGCAGAATTGATACCAGATTTCTATCTCAGTTTGGTCCACAAGCGGATTGTTAAGAGGAAATAACCCGCCTAAACCAGTATAATCATATGTTCTCCACACAAAGTTGTATAGAATATCGTTAACCGACTGGATATCTATGTCATCATCGTGATGGTCTGCTAGTCCGAGATTTGTAACGAACTCCCAAAACCATTCGTTAGGACGAATATCAGTTTGAAACTCGGCTCTTCTCGAGAACGCAATCAGCATTTCAAGAACAGTACAGCCAAACATGAAATCGTACACACAATCAGGGTCAAATTGAGCTGCCTCCAAAAACTCACTGCGAAGGTCTAGTCCATCTTGAGCTCTGTTGTCATCGCCAACTACAAGCCACACAAATTCAGTATCATATAGAGCTTTAATTAGATTTGTGTATGACTGAGCAGGCTGATCGGATAACATCACCTTTGCGTAGAGCCACTCGAAGTACAGGGTCTCCAATGACTCTTCCATGATCAATCATCCGGTCTGAATTTACCGAGAGAGTGTTTTAAGGAAGCCCTTTCTTGCTGCTCTTCGTACTCTAACCCGAGCACTTCAATAGCATAACTTCCTCGATCATGGAGAATCTCGTATTCTGCCTTGAGAATATGATTTCGCACATAGAAGGCATTTCGATCCTCGGACCCATACCCGAACTGCAACTCTCCGACAACGTTCCGGTAGTTGTAGATCGGGACCTCATCTTGGTCTACAAGAATATCATCGCCGGAATAGTAAGTGAGAGTCGTTTGGGTATAGTCCATCTCGTCTCGCCAAAACTCGTCTTTGTGCAGAACGTAAATTTCCGAGTTGGTGCGAGCTGCCTTTTCTGCTTCTTGATCCCACGGCTTAGGGTCTTTTCCGAAAACGTTTTCTATCTGTGCCTCTTCTGAAGGTGTCGTGTCCATGCCTAAAGAATACTCTTTCTGGTATCGACGCATACCTTCCGTATACCCAAACTCTTCAATAAGAGCGTCTCTATGCCGAAGTTTGTCTAAATCGACACGAATATCTTTTGGGTCGTTTACTGGCGGGTCAATAACCGGATTGTCGTCAAAAGCGGCTACCTCTTCTTCAGCCGCAATCTCGTCTAAACGCTTTTGAAAATGGAGGATTACGGCGTCGTCTGGATTATCATCCTCGTCGACTTTGACGTCGTTTGGTTCTCCGCCATCCGGATAGATAACAATTTCGGTTGTTTTCTGACTAGCTAGATAGAAACCAAAGCCAAAGCCACCGCAAAAAGCAGTAGCCCTGACCAAGGTCTTGTTTTTCGTGAATTCTGAAATATAAAATTGTAATGAGTTCATCAGGACTCCAGTTTATCAAATATGATGCCGTCCACATTGAAATCAAGGACAATGGACCGCTCTAGCCCATTTACAAACTCCGAATTGTAGGCATCAAATATGCCGAAATCAATGAAGTTGTCTCCGTCGTGACCTAAGATCCACCCGACAACAGAACCAGCCTGAGTGTGTTCAAACCCAAAGTGATCGTAGACCTCGTTAAGAAACACGTGTCCTCGGACCTGCAGCTTGTTGTTAAAGTAGTTCTGTGCTGCCTGAACATAAAGACGATTAATATGAGGACTCTTTTCCCAATAGGGAGAGCTCTCATCAAATATCCTAGCGTATGCAGACCACTTGTTCGGGTCTACAATCTTGGCTACGTCTTTGGTGTTGTCGGAATTAGTGATAACACGGTTTTCGGCAGCATGGTAAATATCGAGTTCATGCTCAGCACCCAACTCTTTTTGCACACGCTTCCGATACTCTTCGTATGCGGTCGCAACGCCGGTGAAGGCGGCTGTAAGTGAGGCGTTTCTACGCTGCAGCGTAATATGCGAGCCGGTCAACGAAGCAATAGAAATAGCTCCAACGGCAAGGGACGGGGCGTACAGCTTCGCGATACCCATGCTGTGCTTGCCGTAAACGTAAAGCATATCACGGTAGAACTCTCGCTCGTTGTAAGTGTCGGCATCATTTGCCACCCGACTCTCACCCATGTCCTTGACCTCATTCACCTCCTCCTGAAAATCATCAAGAGCTTCGGGAAGCTGAAGCGTGGCTCGACAAGCAAGAGCTGTTCCACCAATAACTCCAACGACCCCCGCAGCAAAGAAAAACGTGGGCGAATTCTTCTTTGACTTGAGGATGGTGCGGTTTATACTTCTCGTCAATTTATTAGGAACAAATCTCATAGTAGTCCTCCGGTTAGATTGGTTGTGCTGGCGGGAGATTGAGTATGAACCCATCCCGAGTCTGTCGAATTTCAGCATGTCGAACGTTATCCCAGCCCCACTTATTATCAATAGGCGAGGTGGGCAGACCAACGATCTCGTTTAGGTCGCCCATAGAAGCAACCACGTACTGTTCGATGATGTCCTGCATGCGATCGAGAACAAGCTCGGCATCTCCTCGAGACCCGAAGACGATTTCCGTGTCATCGTGCCTAGCTCGTTGTGGGCGACTTGGCTGGTCTGGAATGTTGGCTCGAGGTCCTCGGTTAATTGGGCTATTGTAGGTCACTCGAGGACGATACTCGGGCGTACGCTGCCTTGGGTAGTTGGATTCCCCGTAAACCATACGCTCGATACCTTTGGTGGTTGCGTCAACCAAAAGGTTTCGAAACGCTGGAAGTAAGACTTCAGCGCCAATATACCGAACTGCAGAGTCGAACTCACCGCCAAAGAAAACTGACTTTACCCGAGCTCCAATGGGCTTCTTCCTAGAAACAACTTTGCTCTCGAGCTCAAGTCGCTCAATCTTTTTTTCTGGCGGAGAAGAAGTTTCTGCTTCCTTCTTCTTATGACTATTACCCTGATAATCCATTAGCTTCCTTTGTGATCTCAGGAGGTCCAGTGGGCTTGTCTTGATCGGCTTTGGCGGCTTCCACCAAGTCAGAAGGCATAATGCCATTCACAAAGTCGGCAGCAGCTTTTGCGTCTGTGGCCAGCTCGATGAACAACGCCGTGTACGCAGCATGAGACTCGAACTCCGCACGAAGCTCGTCCGACTTAACGAACCTCTTACCGTCGTCCGACTTGATGCCATAGGAAATAAGAATGACACGCTTGAACAGAGCAATGAGCTCCTTGTTATTCTCGGCCTCCGCAATTCTTTCGATGTGCTTACCGAGACCACCCTCCATATCAACTTCTAACTCAACCAATTCAGGCTTGGACAGATTGAAGTAGAAAGTCTCAGTGGCCGTTTCGCCATTGAAATCCTCGTATGTAATAGCACGCTTAAGCATCCTGATCTTTTTCCTTTTCGTTGAGATTGAAATGCGAATTATACGCAGTTTCAATTAGCTTGACGGTGATCCAGCTGCCCAGAGACGTAAGCAGAAGCTTAGCAATCTGATGGACGGCAGGATCTGTGTCTTCCTTATAAATATCAAAGTCAAACTTCTTCATTATTCCTCCGTATTAAATGGGTTTGATGTAATTGTAATTGAACGCTAGACATGGACGCCCGTCTTCGGAAAGAACGGTTGAGAATTCCAGATCCATGAGGCGGTCTGAATCCCACCCCAATTCGCCAGAATGAGCGGTACTAGGAAGGTTCACGATATTGTAAAACTCGTCAAGAGTCACATAAAGATCGTGCATCGCCCTATTGTTGATGTCGTTCTGTGCTTTTCTGAGTGTCTCCATGTCAGACATGAAATATCTGCGGGTGTACAACTCACAGCACATTACTTCGCCGGACCCAGCCAGAATAATCTGGTTAGATGACTTCTTTGATACTTCATCACGAGCAATATCGTCTCGAACAACTTGTTCCCGGTGCGAACCAATTTCTTCAACGACCTTATTTCGATACTCGGCAAAGGCTCGTTCTGTGATGGTATACGCACTAATAGCTGCTGCAGTTCTCTTTGAACCGAGCTTATGTGCGTACGCAATCGCCCCGATTGTGACAAGACCCGTTGTAACTGGCGGAATATAAAGCTTCCAGACCAGCTTTGTGTTTTCCTTGAGTCGTTCAAGCGGTTCTTCTGATGGCTCGTTTTCTTCTTTTGCGGCATCAATTACCCGCACAGCCTTGAACGACGCACTAGCCGAAAGAAAGGCTGTTGTGATGACTCCAGCAACGCCAACGACCGTCATAAGCGCCGGGGCGTTTTTAGAGGCGTACTTGTTTGCTTGCCGAATGTAGTTTTTTATCATCTACGCCGCATCTCCCTAACAAAAATCCAGATCAACCAAAGACCTCCAGTCAGCAGAGTGAGCAAAACGTCTCCGATAAAATGAAGGCACCCGTAATTCTTAGAGTTTGCCATTACAAACGCTTCTCCTTTATACTCATAAACAGAAACCTTTTTCATAACGTTTCCTCCGATGCAAAAAAGAAAGTCGTCGTAGTTGGGTTAACTACGTCACGTCATAAGACGTGAGGAACTCTCCCATTATAGGCGTTGTAAATTTTGTCACCCCTGTTAAACCTGGAAACTTTTTCCAAAATATCCCCCCAGGCAATTTTAGGAATGGTTGTTAGAAATGCAAAACACAGAAGCTGCGTCAGATTTCTCCAACACAACTCCTGTGCTTGCACCTCCGTATGGTACTAGTTCCTCTTCACGAAAGTCGAGTAGGCCTTGGATGTGATAACGTGCTTCTCTTCGTATGCAACGATGACCAGAATACCAAGGATGTTCCCGAGGACGATCAGGACCGTGTCTGGGCTCACGCGCCGGGGCTTCTGTTGCGCCTTCAGCTTGTAAAGCTTCTTCAGGGTCTCGACCAACCTCGGGTATTCCTCAGAGTCCGGGCCATACAATTCCATGTCGTCGATCACACGATTGATCAGGACATCCAACTGACGGTCCTCTTCTCGTTTGAAGGGGTTGAACATAGTTCACCTTTCCGTAGGGTCTCATTATAAGCGTTGTATTTATTGTTACTACTTACTTGACACCCGGAACATTATGAACTTTTTGTTTTTGAGCTCGGAAGGTTCCTCTTCGAGTTTGAGCCTGTAGATTATATCACCTTCGTTATCGACTTCGGTACACATAACTCCGTGTGAACCAACCAGTTTGAACAGAATAATCATAAATATAACGCCAAGCGCAAAGCCCAACGCCATTCCGGTAGCTTCATTGATTGTGACAGCCAGCATGCTCATTCGCCTTCTTTGTATTTGTGATTCTCTTCCCATTCAACATGTTTGCTTAGAGAGGTTTGAACGTTACGGATTTCGTCTCGAATCCGACTTAATGTGACTGCTAAATCGGCAGCACTGTCCAGCTCTTCTGGAAGATTCCCCCATTTAAGATGAAAATCCTTCCAAAAGGCTCGATGTTCCTTTAACTCTCTAGTAACCGTATTCAAAATTTCAGTAACAAGAGAAAGTTCATTAGAAATATGATCTACTTTGTCGTAGAGACGATGCTCGCCAGGCCCTATGTTGTTAACTGCGCGGTTTACTTCTCTAACCTGTTCGTTAGTGTCTTTTGCGGTGTTCTGTGCGCCGCGAATAACAAAAGCTAAGGCGCCAACTGCAGTCGCAATGACAGCAATCAAAGCTAACACCACTTGTTCACTACTGCCTGCATTTGCAACCACTTCTGAAAAGATTGACGCCATCGTGCCCCTTTACTGAGAATCACTAAAAAGCGCATCGACTTCTTTCTTGTAGTTATTGGAACTCACACCGAGCAAAACTCCAAGAAATGTGACAACTGCGCTAGCCGTTAAAATAACCTTCTCGGTTCCTCCCCAGTTCCACAGCTGAGCCAGAGTGGTATAAAGAGTTATCCCCGCAGGAAAGGCTATAGTGATGAACCTTTTTAAGGTATCGTAAATTTTGTTCGACAAAGTAATCATGAATCTCCTTCGGGATCTTGTAATGTCGGGTAACTAGTATACCCGTTTTGATCTTCAATTTCAACGTGTTCTATTACCCGCATTTTGCTACTAGTCTCATACTCACCCGAAACGCCCACATAATCGCCAAGGAAATAATCTGTTCGATAGTGGAATCTTAGCTTTCCGGGATCTAACTGAACACTGCTAATAGCAACTCGTTTTTGGTTCGCCAGAGCGAGCTGCCCACGTCTCCGCATAGCCGCTCGAATCGCGTTGTTGGCAGAACCAGTGGGGATGACCTCGTATGCCTCGTCTAAATCTTTTGCCGGTAAATACATGACTCGACGGTTGTAATTTAGTCCGGGGTTGACAACCCTAACCTGGAGATAATTACTCTCTACAATACAGGCAGTCTTTAGTGATTTAAGGCTCCAAAGATAGTTAGCCGACTTTATTTCTCCAGCTAGATGCGAGAAGCCAACCTGAGAGGATCTGTCTGTCCCCCTGCGAATCATCAGGGTTAGCCCGTTTGGATTATGTTCAGATACCGAGCTGTATGGGTCTCTTAGGTTGTCGCCCAGTGGCCGCATCGAAGAAACCCCAAGGTCTGCGGCTGTCAACAAATTTATAAACGCTTGGTACAGCGGTTGCTTCTCAAATATGTCTTCGTCCAAGGGAACCGTGGTATTTACTGAATAAACGTCCGGCGCCAGTTCTATGTTTAGGTTTCTTAATGAGTCGTCGTAGTCAAGAAGCACCTGTTCGTACGTATGCTCTCGGACAAGCTCTTTAGCCCTCGCCCAAACCGGAAACCAGTTGTTTTTGTATTCTGTACGGTTCCAAAGATTCCAATTTACATTAGACCCAACAATGCGATTCTCAAGAAACGTTTCAAAACTACGTCCTGTAATCTTAAGCGTTGGTGGGGCATCTTCCGGACTTATGATTTCATGATTTTCAACAATCATGATTTCTCGAGTGTTGGTGTGGGAGATTAACGTACCAAGAGGTAGAAACGCTTGCAGGTTTGTATCAGCCTGAGCTTCAAGAGTAAACTCGGAAGCGTCTCGAAATCTTTCGATCCAAGTAATAGAAGAATATCCGTTTATTCTTTCGCCAGACACTAAGTCCAAATGACCTGTAAGTCTTCCGTATTTGAAAAGATCCATATCAAATACCCCAATACGAAGAGAACCAAGAAACAGACTCCAGCTTGAAGTACCTAGCAATCGTGAAGTTGTTGTCGCCAGGAAATATAGTAGGCCAAACAGAGCCAGGGCGAATTTTATCCATCAAATGAACTGGAACTCCGCCACGCATCACGTAAACCTGAGATGTCGACCCAGAATTATCAATAAATATCCTATCGCCAGATACGAAATGGGTGATGCCGTTTATGGTTCCTGGGATCAGCTCAAACATCCAGGGATGCGGTAGAGCGTTCGATATGACGAAAGAGGATCGAGTTGCGGTACATAAAAACTCCATCGTCATGCCGTGTGGGGCCGTTGAAACCTCGTCGTTGAGAACGAGGGTAGTGTCTCCCGCGACATGATCCAAAGACGCAAACGTCTCTGCTGGAAATACAGTTGCCTCGGGCGAGCGAAGAAATGGATCTTGACAATCTAGAGTAATTTGAATTTCAGGCGTCTCAGCAAATATAGACGCTTCAATCCTCTTTACTGATCCTGTTATCTTCGCGACGGGAATCGACTCGTCTTCATAAGCGTCATACCGCTTAAATAAAAGACTCATTACGCCAGTTCTATTTGTGGCTAGTGCTTTATAAACATTATCTCGTAGACTATCCGGGGTCTCACCCTCAGCATAGTTTGGTTTTAATGCAAATCGAACCACAACCTCACGTTTTGGAATCGTGGGCGAATAGAAGTTTTTACCATTACTAGATCTACCGGAGTATTTCGGAACGATGCTATCCAGATCCAGCCCTAGCACGCTTTTCAGAATATATGGACCGGCGTTTAGTTTATCTCTAAAATCAATGTGGATTACCTCGTGTGAGCATGCGCAAAGAAGGTCTAATTCGGTAAATCTCATGGAATCTTCAACTCCTCTTTAGCCAAGGCAATCTGATTTCGAGTGCTACGGTAAATATCATCTGTTGTAAGCGCCGTAGGCGAATTGATGATCTGCTCAAACTTGATTTCCCTAACGGGTGCTGCCGCTGCAAGCTCAGAGTCTTGGCGACTCGGTCCCTGTGCGGAAGCTATAGCGCTAGCCTGCCTAGCAGAAAGAGATGCAGATATAGGTGCCGTACTAAGAAGCCCAGAAAGCCCTTTTGCTCCATTTGCAACTCGAGTAAGATCCAGAACAGGAGTGATAGTTGGGTTGAACTCATCAAGATCTTGGAGATCGTATTTAAGACCACTCATAGCTTCGCCAAATGACTTGATCGTGGACTCGGCCAACCCCTTAGATGCGATCTTAACCTTTGAGTCGTTACTCAATCCAATAGCAAGACCATTACCAATGTCTTCCGCAATACCGATGAAGACCTTAGACGGGGAATCACTGTTTATGACACCCTTGAAGGTGTCAATGACGTTTCCTGCTAGGCGCCTAACGGCACCGAGAACATCGTCTACTCGGTTAGAAAGACCGCCAGTAATACCATCAATAATGGCGTCTGCAATACCCCAACCAGCTCGTCTGATTCGAGCGCCTTCGTCGCGAATAAACTTCTCAATGCTGTTCAAGAGCTTAATGATAAGATCGCCAGAAAACTTTCCAAACCTAATTGACCGGTCGACCATTCCAGCCAAGAAAGCCTCGACAAAGTCAACTGCTGAATCAACAATGCCGTTGTCGCCAATAATCAGATCTTCGAGAGCGTCCAGTATCTGGTCGAACATCTTCTTGACTTCGCCGGTAAGGTACGTGACGTTGTTCGTCAAACCCCAAAGGAAGGAGACCAACGTGAAGAAACCAGCGTCGGTAATCCTTTGCATGTTATTGCCGATTTCAACAATAATAGTCACGATCAGGTCGGTTATTGCGGTCACAATCTGAGAAACCGCAGACCTGATACCGTTGATCAAGGCAACCAGAATTGAAACTCCGGCATTGATCAAGATCGGGATAGCTAGAACAATCTCATTGACAACCACGGTGATGAGAAGCCGAATGGCCGCCCCAAGCAGAGGAATACCTGCGGTTATACCATTGAGGAAGTTGGACATGATTTCAAGCCCAAGCGTGACAATCTGGCCGATGTTATTGCGAATCCCTGTGAGGAACGCAATAAGAAGTTTGAGGCCGACCTCAATAAGACGCGGGATCTTTTCTTCAAGAAGCGTGAGAAGTGTTTCGATAAGCACGCCCGCAGTTTCTCCAATGACCGGAAGAATTTCTTGTATCTTCTCGAGAAGTTGGATGAGAAGGTCTCCGATAGCGTCCGCAATCTGTCCGGCGGACTTACCAATCGTTCTAATAAACTCGACAAAGCCTTTGGCAAGAGCGGCTGCAATTTGAGGAAACAACTTAATAACTTCAATAAGGCCCTTGGCCAGGTTCTTAAGGGCCTTTGGTCCTACTTTACCGAGAACTGCTAAACCGGCTCCAGTCAGAGCAACGCCGATACCAAACAAGGCGAAACCAGCACCGGCAATAAACAACGCCGCCCCAAGAGCGGTAAGTGCTGGGACGAGAGGCGTAAGTAATATTGTTGCGGCGCCTATGACTAAGAATATACCAGCAAGAGCGCCTAATGCAATTAGGACTTGACCAATGTCCAACTGACCCAAAGCTGTGATTGCTGCCGCAAATATAGCCAAGGCCACGGATAGCGTGATGATAGGGCCGACCCCAACTCCAAACTTAGAAAGGAGCATAGCCGACCCAACAAGCAGACCAATGACAACCACAAAGGCGAGCACGCTTTGGATGACGCCGCCGGTGCCAAGTCTACCGATCGTTTCAATTGCCTTTGCCATGACCCAAAGGGCGGCAGCCATACCAAGAAGGGCAATGGTGCCTGCTCTAGATTTCTTTTCATCAGGCATAAGGCGCAGTGAACCTACCAAAGCGCCAAGAACAACGACCATACCAAATAGACCGTTTCGAAGCTGTTCAAATGGTAGAGAGCCTAGTTCACCGATTACCTTTGCAAGTCCTCGGAGAGCAAACGAAGACACCCCCAACCCAAGGGCAAACTTGATCATGGCGCTGCCATCTACAATATTGCTGAGAACGCCGAACGTCACAAGAATACCAGCAATTATTGATGTACCCTTGGCTAGGACGCCCATATCTATACCCGAATATATGTCGATTGTTTTGGCAAAGACCATTAGTGACAAACTCAGTATACCAAGTGAAATCGCCGCACGAATGAGCTGGCCTTGAGCCTGACTCAACCCGTAAGCAAGCGCAACAAAGGCTGCCAAAGCAAGAGCGACTCGAATCATACCGTCTGTGAACGTCTTGGGGTCCATCTTGCTTAAAATATAAATTGCCCCAGCGAGGATGAGAACCGAGGCCGAAAGAAGCATCATAGACGCCCCAAGAGCAACCGTTTTAACTGGGTTTGCTTCAATCTTGGAAAGTAAGGCCAGAGCTCCAACCAACGTGCCAACACCGACGGCAACTGCCCCAAGCGAAATCGCAATCATTTGAGGGTCAAGAAGTGTCAGCACGACGATAGAGGCAGTAAGAACTGCCATAGCCAGGCCGATCTTGAGCAGAGTGTCTGCTCGCATGTTGTTCTGGAACGTCTTAATTGCTCCGCCAATGACATCCAAAGTGTCGCTGAATTTGTCTGCTAGTCCAGTTAGAGATTCAATAAGAGGCTCAAGACCAAAATCCAACTTAAACCCATTTTTGGCAATCCTTCGAAATGAATTGACAAGAACGGCAAACAAACCAGTCCCAACAACCGCCAGAATCTTATTGAGGTTTTTGGTCTCAAACGCAGCTCCAATGTTTTCCATAAATCCGCCGATGGCGTCAGAAACGCCGCCCCCAGCCGATTTGATGGAGCCAAATATAGACGAGAACACATTAGAAAGGAATTCGCCAACTTTACCAAGACCTGCACTTATAGTATCCCACAAGTTGCCAGCGAAGCGACCAAGGGTTTCACCAAGATCGCCGAAAGCCTTTTTGATTCCTTCGCCAGACCCCTGTGTCGAGTTAAAGACCGAAGAGAAGAAATTCGTGATGGACGTCCGAATTGAGTCCAGAAGGGTTGATATCTGCTGAATATTCGAAACATTGCCCCAAAGAGTCTGGAAGAAGTTCGATACACCGGAAGCCGCTCCACTAGCTGCGCCTCCAATGTCAATCCCAGTCATTGTGGCGTAAAGGGAGGTAAAGAAGTCTTTTACTGTGTCTAAAGTATCCTGAATAGTTTCCCCAATATCGGTTTCGGCAAACCCAACATACAGAGAAACAAAGAATTCTTGAATAGCTGCTCCGGCTGTAGAGAGAATGCCGAATATACCTCCGGCGCCACCAACCGCTTTGGCTACCATTGTAAAGAATCCACCAATTCCGGTGGCTACGTCGGTAAGGAACGGAATAGCTTTTGTACCCAGTTTAGAAATGGCTGAGGAAACGAAATTGGCAAAGGTGATGATTGCTTCAGCAATAGTCGTAAATATCTTTGCTACTCCAGAACCAACAACACCGCCTGCACCGCCAGCAGCGCCTCCCAAGATACCGAAGAACCCTCTAATAGCTTCACCAGCAGGCTTTAATGCTTGTCCTATCCCAGAAAGCGATCGCTTGAACGCATCAAATATACCGCCCAAGCTAGAGAAAGCTTCTGAAAACTTTTCCCCAATTATCCCCCCGGTGAAAAATTGGGTTAGGTCACTCAAACGATCTCTGACCCACATGATTCCATCAGCAAAGCGGAGGAGAACCCAGTTTATGGAGTCAAACACCTTGGCGATGAGTCCGCCACCAACAAGGAGATCGGTGATTTTTGAGATAAAATCGCCGGAAGACCCGGCCACTCCCGAGAATATACCGACCAGAGAAAAGAAGACTTTAGCAAGAGTTCCAACAACGCTGAACAGACCTTTGATTATCTCAAACCCAATCTTAAATATAGAGAAGACCGCCCTAAAAATCTGCTTAACGGTTTTGGCTGCCGAGCCAGACAGTATAAGACTCTTTGCGAAGTCTCGGAACCCAGTCGTTATAGCAAGAAGATCAAACCCGGTCTTTCTCGGAAAGACGTCTCTAAAAGCTTGAGCGATTGGTGACAAAGCTGATTTGACAGCAGCAAGTGAGAATAAGAGCCCTTGCATGAGGGTGTCTCGTCCACCAAGGAACTTCCAGCCATTGAGAAGATCGTTTCGTGCTTTGGCTGACGTACCAATAAATTCACCAAAGAAATTGTTAAGCCCCGTGAACAGAGCTTTTGCTTCTTTGAAGTCGCCGATAACCGTTCGGAAAGACTGAGCCCAACCAGACCCAATCGACTCTTTAACTGTTGAGGTCAGCTGAGTAAGAGTTTTGACTTCTGTTGCAGCAGCGACAGCGCTTTCACCAAGCTTAACCATCTGAACAACTTGGTCGTCAGTGAACCCCATGTTGGAGAGCTCAATGGCATCAAGATCGCCAGAAATCGCACCCAGCGTCGTAGTAAGAACTTCTGCGGTGACCCATCCGTCTTTTAGTGTTTCTCGGAAACTTCCGTTAGCCGTTTCCCACTCTTTGAACGTCTGACCAAGGGGAACTTTGTTAATCGTACCTAAAGCTGACGCGGTTTGAACAAGAGCGTTCTTGAAAACCTCGCCGCCCATACCGGCGTTAACAACAGAGTTCCAGTCCATAAGTTTGACACTACCGGCAGCAATGGCCTGAGAAAGCTGATACATAGCCGTTGAGGCTTGTTCTGAGCTCGAGCCGGAGACAGCCGCTAGGTTCGCAATACCTTTAATTGCACTAACCGAGGTGTCCAGATCAACGCCAGCCGCAGTGAAGGTGCCGACGTTCTTTGCCATCTGAGAGAAGTTGTAGATGGTCTTATCTGAGTACTCATTCATCTGGTCAAGCGCAGCATTGACCTGCTCAAGACTAGTACCTTTACTCGCCGTATTGGCAAGAATGGTCTGAATCGAGTTCATGTTGGTTTCGTACTCTTGGAAACCAGCCGTAAGAGGATCGATAGTCAGCGCCTTAGCGATCGTTATACCCGCATTAACTGCTCGATTTGTAAGATTGAAGATTGCTGCAGTGGCTGTCGCGGTTGACGCAACAACGCCTTGGTTTACTTTATCGATTTCCGTTTTAACTGGAGTAACATTTACTTTGGCGGCAGCATCGCTAATCTTCTGAAATCCTGCTTTGGCTCCAGAAAAGTTCATACTATCCTGAAGTTTTTTAAGCGACGCCAGGGTATCGGCCGTTTTCTTTTGGAAAGATGCGTTATCGAACGTCATCTTAACTACACGATTGTCTATGCTCATGATTTCACCTCTTTCCAAATCTCTTCTGCGATCTTGTCAAAAATGGGACGCATTGCGGGGTTTATATAGTCTCGACCCTGGACGTATCCTCCTGTTCCAGTTCCGTGACCATATTGAATAAGGATAGCGATGTTTGCGCCATCATTCACATTAGTGTTATACCATTCGATTCCCGGATTGACTCTGCTTTTAATAATCCGGTACCCCCAAGACTTTGCCGTGTCGCCACTTTCTTTGGGGGTTGCTTTTGATAGAGCATCTACCCCCATCTTACCGTATTGGTGAAGTTTGGAGTAGATGTCCCCGGAAGAAATCCTCTTCAAAAAACTTTCAGTTTTAGAGAAGTCTCCGCTAGCTGTATACGAGATAGACATTTCACTCCCATTTTGACTTTTTGAGTCTTTTAGGCTGGCGCAATAAATCGAACAGATAGATGACATCCGTCAACAATGGCCAAAGGTGTTCCTGACTCTTGAAACGCCGAAATCCGAAGATCTGTACCGGCGGGTAAGAACACATCCTGTGAGAAAGGAACTCGGCAAGAACGACCGCCTGTTCCAGAAGCGCCAATCATAGCCATCCGAAAGTCTCCGGCGTTATTGATTGTGTATCGTATACCTCGAGCTCCGTTATTGTTGTTAACCCAAACAATAGAGCCAGAAAGGTTGTACCAGCCGCCCAGACCAGCGGGAATCTTAATTAAATCCGAATTAGCCGCGTGGTAGTTATTCGTGTCTCGAAGATCAGCCCCATTCCAAATCATTGTGTGCCAAGTAGCACTTGCCGGGACGACCGGCTGGTTTGTTTCAGTCGTTAAAACACAGCCTGGGTGACTAGCCGCTATTGCGTTGTTCAGCGTTGACGTATTGACGTTTCCGGCTGGTCCTGGAGGTCCTTCAACCGATCCAAGATTTACTTCGGAACCGTCGTATTTAACTAAAATTAATTCTTTATCTTCTAATCTCGCCGAAACAAAAGCTGAATCTTCAATAGCTTTCATTCGATCGTATGTAAAAACTCGAACTTGTGCTCCGGGCATTGTATCCTCCGTTACGGATTCTCTGTACTTGTAATTATATAACTTTCATCACCAGCTGGAGTAATTGTCGCGTTATTAATCTGGTATTCCCCGTCACCAAGATCGACTATGTACTCTGGAAAGTCAGTTCGAGCAGTCCAAGTTCCATCGCCATTATCGATAATGTTGATCAAAAACCAACTTGCAACTAAATCAATAACATCTTCCATCGGCGGAAGATGCGCAGGCGTATCGTCTTCGATGCCGTAGAGATAGGCCTCCAAAACCTCAAGAAGCGATGGCGCCAGTTTTGTAGTATCAATAACAATGTGTGCGGTAGGTCGAAACCCCGCCAACTGATTTGGGACCGCGGTCAAATCCCACTCAAACGCAATCAAATCAGGGCTTTCCGTGATCGTAGAATGCGTCACTTCGCTTGGAACTATTGTCGCATTATAGATGAGGTGGATTTTATACCCAGCTTCATCACCATCAATGTCGTTACCAACACGACTTCTGTAAGAGAATCCAAAAAGTTTTGGCTCCTGCTCTCCAAGATAGAACCCGTCCCTCAAGGCGAAGTTTCCATACAGCTCTTCAAGTTCATCCGGGTAGGTGATCGCAGTGACTTTAGCGGAGTATGTTCCCACAGTAAGAACGTCGCTTATCTTGACGCCATTGAAGTAGACCGGTTCAACGGAAGAGCTCAACTTCTCTTGGACGCTTTGGAGTCCACTCCAGGGAATTGCCCTCCAGTTAGGGCCAACGTCAGGAATGTATAAAACGCCTCGGTCAAGACCGCTTTCAAAAACTCTATCGCCAGGTTGATGCCATTTAAGTTCCATCATCTCAGGGTGCTCCTTTACCCACTAGTCCCAAGTTGAGCTTTACGCTGGGCATTTAGTTCTCGGTTTCTTCTTGCTATGTCACCCTTGGACATCTTCTGAGGATTGTTTTTAAGATTACAAATTCTTATCAAAGAAAACAACCTATTGAGGTGCCAGTTCTCGCATTCAAAAGGAATGTTGAACCCTATCATCCAATAGTAAATTAATTCGGAAGTTATAACTTCGCTGTGATAAGTCTGCCTTTTAGGTAAAGAACCAAAAGTCGTGGCCGATTGAGGGGACTCAATGTAGTCGTTGATCTCTTTAAGATTATCTTGAGACATCTTGTGGATGGTGTCTAGATCAACATTGGGGGTGATGGTCATAAATTTAATGTACGTCAAAACTTCTTCGGGACTTTTGTCATTGGAAGCCAAGAAGGGCCTTTGAAATTTTGACTCCCATTTTGACAAAGAGACCAAGGAATGCTCCAGGTTCAAAGTTGTTCCCTCACGATACTCAAACTCCTGAGTATCATCATTAAAAAACTCATCGCCATCTATAGTAATCGTAAGCATTCCTTGGTCTCCTTTGTCGGTTAGTTATCAGCTACGGGTGAACGACCAAGAATCGTCACTGTTGGGAGCCAGGACGTATGCCGAGGTTGCGGGCTCAGCCCGGATAACCAGAGTTGCGCCAGGTGTACCAATAGTAACAGTGCCCGTAACGGTAGCCTCGGTGTCGGCCCGGTAGTAACGAACGCCGGTGACGGTCGGAATGGTAATAACGCCGGTGCCCGCAACAAACGACGGGTTCTGGGTCATAACCGGAGTCTGAACAGCGCTGAGAATCGAGATGACCTCATCCGGAAGCGGCAGTCGAGGGTCCTGCGCCTGAGTACCCCAAAGAAGATTCTCAAGTTCAAGAAGATCAGCGGGGGCAACCTTGGTGGAGTCGACAGTCACAAGAGCGGTTGGGCGCATGCCAGTAACCGCAACAGGGATCGTCGTGATTTCCCAACTAAAGGTGATGGCCTCAGGCGAGTCGTTGATCGTGGTGTAAGCCTTCTCCGAGGGGCTGGCGGAGCAGCCGTAAACCAGATGCAGCTTGTAGCCCAGATCGTCGCCCTCAACGTCGTTGCCGAGCTTGGTGCGGTACGACAGACCAAAGGACCGACGTGCCTGCTGACCAATAGTGACGCCAGCAGTGGGAACACCAAGACCGTCAAACTCAGCAAACTCGTCGGGGTAAGTGAATGCCTCAATCGTAGCACCAAACTCCTCGGCAGAGAACAAGTTCAGGTACTTGACGTTATCAGCATACTGAGGGTTGGCCTCAGCACCGCTCGGGCTCTCGGTAACCGAGACGAGACCGTTCCAGGCCACGCCATTGTCGTAAACTCCAGAGCCGTTTGGCATGTAAAGAACGCCGCGGTCTACACCGGTTTCGTATTTCCGGTCGCCAACGCCGTCCCATTCGAGAACTGCCATTTCTATCTCCTTCTAGAAGAAAAGTTTGTACACATCGTGATTTAGGTTATCCGATGTATAAAATCTGTCATAGACACACAATGGAAGCTGCGAGATTTTATCGCGGGTCTCCGCATCGGGGTCCGGGTCAATATACGTCAGCTGGTACCGACGCTTGGTACTGTAGGGTCGATTATTTGCAAATTCGGTTTCTTCGTCATCTCGCTTATAAACAATACAAGGGTATTGCATTTGAACAGTCGGCGGAGGCTGAAAATATACATTTTTACTACCAAGAAGTTCAACAAGAAGCGTTTGAAGTTCAAGCCGTGGGGCCATTATAAACCCCTCCTAAACTTAGAATAAGACGGGGGCGCTGAACCTCGACGTTAGTCACAGTCCAGAACACCCCCGCCCATTCTACGTATTTGATCTTCATAAAGTGATTTGAAGCATAGGCGTCAGCAACAATACTGATTGAATTATTCACGGAAATATCGCTGTTCACTTTATCCCCGGTATCTAAACCTCGGGTATTGCGAACGACGTCTCCTTTGTAGAGATATTCTGTGATTCGATCTTTATAAACCCCAGAATCAGGAGGGTCTTCTACGGCTTCCCCGTATCCAACTTTTCCGTGAAACCTAGCCATCTCATCTCCTTAAGATCAATCCTCTTCGTTGGTGAACGACCAGGTGTCATCCTCGCTGGTGGCGAAGTAGTAACCCGAAGCCGGGGTTGCCACAACCGTAAGCGTAGCGCCCTCAGCAACCGTGTACGGCGAACCGACGGCGGTCATGGTGGCGTCGGTAGCGGCGTTCTTGTAGATAACGCCAGGCTGGTTGGTGATGGTCACAGCAGTGCCGTTAAATGCGGGAGCAGCCGGAGTAACCAGCGTCGCCGAGCCAGCAACCTTGCGAACGACCATCGCGGCCTTCAGCTTGGTAAGCGCACCAGAGACTCGCGTCTCAATCAGGTACTTGTAGCGGTTGTAGTCGATGTCAAAATCATCAAACATTCCGACCTCACCACCACGGGTAGCACCAATGACGTAGTCAACCGGGTTGACGAGAACCGCAACCAGATTCGGGTCCTCCTCCATAACCTCAACCGAAACGATCTCGGTCACACGGAGCTCGGAAGCGACCTCATCGAGGTTCTTGTAAATTCGACGACCCAGCGTGTCCTTCAGCAGAAGGAACTTAGCGATGTAGGTCTCGGTGGTGTAGAGGGTGGGAAGACCCGTGCCACGCAGGTGCTTGCGGTTGGTCACAATGGCGTCGATGATCTCCTGCACCGAGGAGTTCGGGTCGTCAATGTTGACGTTAACCACGGTGGTGTAAAGCTCATGATCCCGAGCGATGGGGCGGATGCACTGCTCGTTGATCTTGTCATCGGACGAAATATCACGACCGTCGCCAATGAGAATCGCTCGTGCGATTTCCTCATCCAGCATCAGCCGCATCTCACCCTTGAGCCAAGCAACAATATCGAAGTCGGTGATATCGATCATGTCATCACGATCGAGAGCCTGCTTCTTGTACACGGTGGTGGGGGTGGTAACTCGCTTGGCAACCGAGAAGAACTCTTCCTTCTTCATGTTACCGGTGATGTAACCCTTCGCCCGAGCCTCGTCCTCATTGAGATCTGCCCAAAGGGTCTTGATCCGGCTGAAGGGGCTCTTGCGGCAACCACCGAGAACCTTCTCAACCCAATCGGTCCGACGACCAAACCACTCCGGCGTGTTGGCAATAGCCTGCGCCTCGGGGAAGAGGATGTCGATGTTGGTGATGCCGTGAGCAAGAGCGTAGCTCTCAACCGCTTTCTTCAGCGACCCACGGGTTGCAGCCTCGCTGACAATGCCCTCAATGTCAGAGTGAGAGAGAACGTGCGTCTCTTCCTGGCTCTCTTTGGTGTCCTCAAAAACGTTAGTACGACCCATTTCGTCGCTGCCTTTCTGATCCATGTTGTCCTGGGACAGGTTATCTTCTTTGTCGGACTCGGCCGAAGCAAGAGCTTCCCCGAGCATGTAATGGAGAACGTCTTTCTGCTTATCAGTCATTGACTCATAAACATCAGCGACACTCTCTTCATCGTCATCGTCTTCGTCAGCAGTATCTGCGTGTGCAAGCTCGTCAGACTCACTATCGTCATTATCGTCATTATCTTCGGTATCTTCCTCTTCATCCGACTCTTCGTCCGACTCCGAGTGGCTGAGCTCAATCTCTAAGCCCGTGTAAATAATAGCCTCATCATCAAGTTCCATGTCACCATCAGAATGACGAATGGTAACATTCTCGATAATTGCGCCAGGATTGGCCCCGTTCAGGACCAGACTAACCTCACGAATTGCTCCATGAAGAACACGTCCAGCACGCTCAATAAGATCATTTGCCCAAATGGACATCATTCTAATGTCTTTGTGCTCCAGAAGCTCTCGAGCTGCGTGCGCCTTCTTTGTCTGATTAAAGAACCCATAGGCATAGACCCCATCCTCCCGAGCTTCGAGAATGGCGTGACCAAGAACGTTCTCGGGGTCAGTGTGCCCATGCTGCCAGACGAGGGGGACTTGAACTTTATCCTGATGCTTAAAGGCATCGGGCATGATGGTTCGCCCGTCTGAACATTTCAGCCCCGCCTTAGTGGCGTAGCCGCTGAAATCTGCTTCCATTTTGAATTTCCTTTCGAATAACTTCCAATCAGAGAGCTAGCTTTCTCTAAATCTTAACTCTTTGCGTCGACATCAGCAACAGAAAGACCAGACTGAGTTGTTTCAGTCGGGGCAATTGTCTCGGTTTGAGGCATGTTGCTATTGACTAATTGATCTGCCTTAGGATCCTTAGCTGGTGGAATACCCATATAATGCCGAATCTCATTTGAGGTTAGAATCTCGTTACGAGTAAACTTATCCGCAATCTCAGCAAGACTACTAACCGGAACAAGTTTAAATGGGTCCTTAAAGTACTGTATCTTTTCGCGTTTACTGACACCCGTCGGTCCAATAAAGGAGCGCTGCATAGCTTCTGTTATAGCCTGAATAATTGGGTCTATAGATCTATTATGGTAATTTAGCATGGCAGTTTCGTCAGCCGTACCGTTCATAATGTCTTCTGTTATACCCAATTGACCATACAGCATTTTAGTCAAGTACTCAATCTGCTGGAGAAGATTGTTCTCGGCAGGACGGTTTAACTGAGTAATCTTTTCTGTTGCGTCAGCATAAGCAATACCATACTGGCTACCTTTGAGTTGGAGCTCAATAGACTCTCGTCTCTCTTCGGCTTGTTTCTTTCTGGCCTCAGATTTAACGGCGTAAGGCAGCTGTATAATCAAATCAAGTTTACCAGAGCCTGACTGCTCATCAACAGCGTCAAGAAGCGTTAGTTTTCGAATCAACCTCTGTAGGGTTCCATTAGGTTCGTTCATGACCGCGTAGAGAGGATTCTCCACAATAGCCACATAACGTTTTTCTAATGTTATATCTTCTCTAAGTCCTTTTGCTTCGTTCCAAACCCGAACCTTTACGTGTTTTGGATACCATTCAAGGACATCGCCAACACGCAACGTGTAAATATCAAAAACTTCATTTGTGTTTGGATCTTTTGTTGCATCTACAGGAACAATCGCCGCTACCCCTTTGTCAAATAAGGTCATAGCGATGTCTTGGCGAAAAGCCCTAGGTCCTTGATCGATATTTGCTTCTAAAGTCAACGCTTTCTGTAAAGCGCTGTCTTTGTCTTTCAGATAACGGCCTTGTTCATCCAACTCTACGTGGTTAAACCCAACGCTAGCTACATCTATGCTCATTCGAGTATAGATAGAGGTAATGATCGATTTTTCACTATAGTAGTTACGATAACGATTTTGATCTGGCCGAGTTAAGGACGAAGACCCCGTTGGCGAGCTAGAGGAGGTCCAAATTCGATCGGAATCCCTAAATGCATTCCAGGCACTTTTAACTCTATCTAGAACTGCCACCTCGCATCACCTCCTTCTTTTAGCTCGGGCTTAGTCTATCAGGGCTCCAAGTCAACGAGTCGCGCATCAAACTCAGCCAAAACCTCCATGAGATTGCGGCCATCTGAAAGAAAAAGCGCAAACTTCTCAATTGTCTGATGCTCTTTAAACTCGCTCTGATCTGAAAGTATTGCCTGAGTCGTCTTCTGGTGCTCGGACATTTGAATTCTCCTTCTGTCATTTTTTGTGTTTAGGGCCGAAGCCGAATATCTTCATAACCTAGCGTATTATTCTTTAAAATCTGTTTGGCTAACTTTTTGCCTTTAATAACCGAGGTTTGACCGTCTTTTGTGACGTAGATCTTTTTCCTTGGTTTTGCTAGAGCGTAGGTTAAAGCAGCATTAACTTTAGCTTCATTAATCTTCCGTTGTTTACGCCTGCCTCGAAAAGTAGAGGTGTTGGCGGTTTTTCCTTCAAGGCGTTTTAAAGTTCGTTTAGCCGAATTTGCTCGAGCTCGCCTATGAAAACCCGCTGTAGCTGCGTCAAGTGCCGTATTCCGAAGGAGATTTTTCTTTGCTCCGGAAGTGCTTAGCGTATTGCCAGCATGACCAGACTTTTTAGTAGAAAGTCCTGGGTACGCATCTTTGTTGTTTGTTCTAGCATTTGTGCTCAGTTTTGAAGCGGCGCTTCTGTTTCGGCGAACACCCCACTTCATCCCTTTAACGCCATAGTGTTCAAGGAAGTCTTCTACTTTTTTGCTCATTCAAAGGCCTCCTTGTTGGCTTTGTAGGCAATATATGCGTCTAGAGCAGCAGAAACGTTATCGATTTTTTCCTCGGCTCGTTTCTTTAAAAGTTTACGATTACCGTTTGTGTCTTCTAGAGTAATAGCGTTACCCATAGCAAACGAAAATAGCGCTTGGTCAAATATAAGCGCTTTCTGTTCGGCAAGAATCTTTAATTCTCCAAGAGGAACCGACTCTGTTTTAGCGCCTTGAATTACTTTTTCTATTCCGTATGGTCCGTTTTCGGATTCCCATCTAGCCACAAACTCTTTGGCGTTGTAAGGGTCAAACCCCAGACATCGAACATCGTATTCGTTCTGGATTATAAACTCGTCGAGGTCGTCATAGACCTCCATCATGTCAAGGACGTTTCCATCAAGAACTTGGAGGGAACCCTCATTAATAAACTCTTCGTACTTTATACGCATTGCCGCTGGAAGTTTCATAAGAGTTAGTGTTGTGATGTAACTTCTTGTCTTTATTCCAAAACTACCGTTGCCAAGAGGAAACAAAAATGTAAACGCACAGAAGTCATCACCTTGAGAAAGGTCTGCGCCTAGAGCGCAAGGTGTTGTCCAGAACTCTCTTGACCTATGCGGTATGGTTTCCTCATATGTAAAGAAGTACGTGTAGCCTTCCATAGGGATCCCAAAGCGCTTGGCAAGGATGTCGTTTCTAGACGCTGGGGCTTTTTCTGCACGCTCAACGTCAAGGTGGTAAACATCATAAGTAACGGTTTTGCCTAGGTTTGGGTTGGCTTTGATCCAGGTTGAGGGATCAGCAACCTCTTCTACATCGTCGAGCTTATAGTGCCATATGGAGATGTGGGGAGCTTGATACTCGCCTTTTAGAATTTCTGCAAGCTCCATCTTAATGGTGTCGCCAGAACCATTTCGAACTGTTCCTTCAGAACTGATCGCAACAATTAAGTAGTCATCCATCTTGGATGCGCCCTGCTCGATAGCACCTACCACATCTTCACGGATGTCTCCAGAAAGCCACTCGTCAATTGTTGAGACTTTAGGGCGAAGCCCTTGCAACTTATTGATCGACATCGGTCGAATCTCGAGTAGGGACCCCGTTAGAAAGTTCTCAATGCCCTTTTTCGTAGAAGCAAGCTTGACTCGCTCTGCAGCGGACCCAGACGTGTTTCGAATTGAGCCCTCTGTCAAGAATTTAAACAGAGGTCCTCTCGACCTTGTGATCGCTGTTCTAAGCGGCGACATAACCTCGTCGGCCTGCTTCATAGTGGGGGCCGTAGTTACCTGATGTGTCGTTGATGTGTCAACATTTAAAAAATATCCCTGAATACACGCCGCATACATCGACTTTGCGGCACCTCGTGCGACGATCAGATACTGCTTAGTGGTAAGGCGCTTTTTAATTAGCTTCTTAACATACCCTCCAGGACTTCCATTTTGACCTGGCTGATAAACACTCCTTTCGACAAAGTAGTACCAACCGAAGATCTGTTCAGCCCATAGCTTGAAGGTGTCTAAAAGGTAGAGATCTCCGCCGTCAGTTAGAGTTAGTTCCATTTCGCAGTATTTGATAAATCCATCAATAGCCTGATCATCGTAATAGATGTTTGGGTTGGCTATTAGGTCATCTATCCGGTTCATTTCAAGCGATACTTCTCTATTTACAGGTATCTCTCCACGAAGAACAGCGTCGCGAAACTCACCATAATACTTTGGGACTGCGGTATTCGATAAGCCCAATCAAACCGCCCCCTTTAGTCTTTCTTCTTAGTTCCTACTTTTGGACCTTTACCAGGAGCCCAAGTCGTTTCTCTTACGTCTTTTCCTTCTTTACTTTTTTTTTCTTAGGTTCAGTTTTAATCCCAAGACGCTTTTCAAGTTCTTTCTTTAACACGGCGTTGGCTGTGTTTTTGATCTGAGTCTTTGCCACTTCAACAGCAATGTCTCCAAGATCTTTTGCAAACTTTTGTCCGCGAGTTAACTGTTGTGGCTGTTGGCTAAGTTCGACGTACTGTTTTTCTAACTGAAGCCGCTGTACTGCAGCCTTAAGTTCGTCGTCAGACATCTTCTTTGCTGCATTTCTTTTACTCGAGCTGGCCTTCTCAAGTTTTGCAGCACGTTCTTTGTCTTTACGAGCTTTCCAGTTTGATGCAGACCGCGATCTATCTGGCGCTTTCCGTACGCCCCATTTCATTCCTTTGACGCCGTAATGCGCAAGAAACTCTTGAGTTGAGAGAGTCATGTTGTCTCCGTTTCAACAAACGCTTGTAGGCGCCATTCGTATTCCTGGAGTTGTTCTTTCATAGCATTAGTAAGAAAAGGAGTCCCAGGAGGATCGAACAACATCCTTGTCTTCAAAAATACGTAAGTTTTTACCAGACTAAGCTGGTTATCTGGAATAAATAAATCATCCCACTCATCATCCGGGCCACTTATAACCAACGAATCTTCTGGGCCTATGCCTAGTTGACTCAGGGTTGATAAAGCGGCATTAATAAACATGACGATATCCGGATCAAAAGCATCATAGCCTTCATCAAGTCCTAATACTTTTTTAGTACTTGTTAATATGCTAGTCTCCATGGACAACCTCCTTTCTGCTTACCAAAGTTTTGTGTCTCCGGGTTGTCGAGTTAAGACTGGACGCATTAAAAGATTCTTGTCTCCATAATGAATAGCATTATGCGTGTTATGCGACGTTGTTATAAGAAATTCAGGATCTGTGACCCAGTCTTCATCATGAAGAATGTCGTCTAGAGTCATAGGGTTTATGTGGTGAACTAATAACCCCGAATGAATTTCATAGCCTTCAACGGCCAAATCACAACCGCCGTCTCTTATAATAACGTGGCGGCGAACCGATTTCCAAGCGTGTGATTGGTAGAATCTTTGGTTTAAATATCGATCAAATCCGAACGTACTCTGACCAACTTCTCCTCCAAGTTTAAGATAGTCAAATCTGTCTTCAAAACTTTTAAACTTTATAAGATCAGAGTACGTTCGGATTTTTGTCATGGTTCAGGGACTCCATTATATGAGGGGCTTAATGTGCTATTCCATGCGGCGATCGTTAACCCTGCAGGCCAACTATCTCCACCACCAGAACCGGCAGGGTCACCTGGAAATGCGCTTACTCTACAGCCCGTAGTATCATACCAAGCCCAAAGAAGCGGAGGGTTTGGTAGCGAGGCGCAATGCTGAATCATATCATAAGACCGCTGAGCTCTCTGCCTACCCGAGTATCGGAAATGCGAAGAATAGTTCAGAGGATCCGAGGTTGGAGATGGAACAAACGCGTCACCTCGAACAAGACCAGTTTCACCGTTGGCCCAGGGCTTGTTTCGTTCTCTAGCCAGACGAGCAATTGTCTGAATTGCGTGCCAACCTTGTCCGTTTGGATTTTCGGTGCTTGTCCGATCCGTATATGGCACTACGTCGTAGTCGTCATTACACCACAACCGACAGATCTGCTTATTTGTGGCGCTAGTCTTTTGCCCTGTAGCATAAATATCCCAGCCCATAATGTCATAAGTCGTCCAACTTAACGGATACCAAGAAGACGCTGAGCCCTTACCGTGGTTCCATATGGTCCAGTCACAAATAAGGGGAACTACCCAACACCTATGTCCATCTGCTCGAGCTAAGACAAACTTCTCATAAATAGCAGAGTGCGTGTCTCGCCAAGCTTGTTGCCACGCGGAGGTAGAAGTGAAGTGGTCCCTCCACTGATATTCAGTTCGGTCGGAGGTTTCTTCTGGTTCATGCCAAACGGTTAAGTAGAAATGCTGCCCTTTAGGGATGTTAGCAGTAACCCAATTCACAACTCTTTGCGCCAGATTTTCTCGCTCAAGAGCCGATTTCATAACGTTCATGCTGGGTTTAATGCTTTCCCAAATTGCAATGTAGTTACCTTGAGGGTCTCGACGACCTCGCAAGTCGCTTGGGACGTCTATCGCGCCGAGTGTCGTTGTCTCTGTATAACACCGAACAACTCTAGGGGTAAGCAAGCCGCCGCTCATTTTATTCTGAACTTCGTTCCAAGACTCGGCACCGTATCCCCAGATAGTTTTGCTTTGGGTTGGTGGTGGAGGAGGAATCGGGCTGGTCAAGGCAGCCTTGGGAGTTGTAGTGTAAATACAATCGACGCCCATTTGGGTGTAGGAGTCTACGAGTGCTGGGCTATCGGCATTATAGACCCAGATTTTGAGCCCGACAGATTTTGCATTGGAGACTACCGTTGGCGTCAAGTGGTTAGAAGCAACCAACACACCGTACATATCATCGTTAGCGGCCGTTTGTAGATTTGCTAAAGTTGGGGCCGAAGTACTCCATCTTTGCATGGTGTACATACCGGCAGTTTTCATGGACTGACAGTGTGAATAAGTATCGCTGATTCCAATTATCTGTTCTTCTGAGCCAGGATTTGCTGCAACCCATGCAATGAGTTGCCCCACTGCGCTTGCGTCTCGAATGAGTGGAGCCAGAATTTGTTTGCCAACCCACAAAGGAGCAATACTCTTGTCTACGTAGCTCGGATTGTCCCAGAAAGCTGCAGGCTGAGAAGCTCCGCCGGCAGGCGAAGGTATTGTTACCGAATTCCATTGATTTTCAGTAAGCGTTGATACGGCCGTCAGCGTCCCTGAGTGGGTAACGCTACTTTCGTAACTTAGAACCAACTTACTGGGGGAGGCCGTTCCACTTAAAATTCTTAAATCGACGGCGCCTATAAGTCTTTCTTTAATAACCGAAAAGTTGATATTGTTAAAGAACTCATTTGCAGCGAATACCGTGTTATTTGCGGCTTCGTTACCACCAAAACCGCGAGCACCCGCATATGCCAACTCCGCTAGCTCGGCAACTAAATCGGCACCGCCTAACCAAGGCCATTGCCTGAGAGTGCCATTAATAAGTCCTCCAGCGCCATTGGCAAGTTTGACTTCGCCGTCAATCCACTCGGTTCCATTCCAAAGTCTAAGCGGCATGGCTCACCCAGTCTTCTTAGCAAGAGCCAATGTGAATGCGCCAAGCTGGGTTCCAACGGGGCCAGTCTTGACCCAGTTTTGCGTACCAGCTGGGCGAGCAGCGTCTTTGGCCACGGTCAAGTCGTAACCGCCCTGTGACGAGACGATACTCGAGCTTCCGCTCTGGTTAACGCCGCCTGATGCTGCTTTCGTAAAGACTGCTGGCTGAGCTACGCTAGCCGCCAAAGGAACCGTCTGTGATGGACCATAGCGATCAAAGTAGAATCCACAAACAATAGAGTCAACCGTGGGGGTAAGCGTTGGGGCGGCTCGGGTCGCCGAGTCGGTCGTAGTGATTATCGAATTAATGTTGTGGGCCAATCCTCCAGCAGCCAAATCAACATTTCGAAACACCATCAAAGAGCAACTGTGCTTCTCACCAGCAACGATGTTGACGTTACCCATTGCGTCGGGGCAAACCCTAGTAAATATAGTTGCTGTAGTGTTACCATCGATAGCTCGAGTGTATGCGGCGTTGAGAGCCGTAGGATTCTCCCAGTTTGATGGCGTAGCAATGACTGCACTTGAAGCGTGCACGACACAAAGAACAGCAACGTCGCCAGCCTGAGTGTTGATTCCAGCGCCACTAACACTAAGAACAGACGATGTCGCGTGGTTGACGTGCGCGGAAGACCCAACCAACACTGGGGTCAAATCGGGACCAGGTAATACGGCAGACTGCTCAGCAACAAACCAAAGCGTGTTTGCCGGTGTACCAGGAGGTGGGTTTTCTCCGTACTCAAGAACACCGACAATAGATCCGGAAGGCCCAGCAGGGCCCTGTTCCCCTCGAATGGTTCCCGAGTATCGCCAAGCTGGTGTTGGGCTTGACTGCGTGACTCCCCAATAGTAGAGAGCCATATCCTCCCCGACAACATACATGTCGCCGAAGGACCCGTTAGTAGGAAGATCCTCTACTTGGTTCAAATATCCACGCATAGTCGGAATAGTTGCCTCATACGCATCCATTCTTTCGACGTGGGCGGTCAAAACGTCGGAAATGTTATTATGGTAGAGTACGTGATTTGGATCACCAGCTGCTACATTGTTTGGTGGAATAACGTTGGGCATTAGACAACCTCCTGAAAGTGTGACGTAAGAATACCACTTTGGTCTCCATCGGGAGGGACGACAACAACGCCACCTGTTCCACCGACGTTACCGACATTAATCAAAGTGCCATTATTTGTTACTAAAATAAGATTTCGAGCTGAATCAGCCGCTTCTTCTATATATGCAGAAACAACTGCTTTATCTTCAAGCTCTTTCATCCGCTCATAATTAAAAACTCTAACTTCGGCCATAGGTTCTCCTTAAATCTTCGAGAGGTCTTTGGATATGTTTTCGGTTCCGTCATAGAACTCTGTAGAGACCCCTGTTTCTGTCGTTCCGGAAGAGAAAAACAGAGTTTTAGATTCTGGGCCTGAGCTAGGGTAGAGTATAGAGTTTAACCACACTAGCTGTTCCTCTATGTCAAAAATGTCATTCCCATGATTATGGTTGTTTGGTGTTAAAATTCGGGTATAATCTACGCCTTTACTGGTAAGAGCGTTAGCAAGAAGCTCTTGGTGTTCCCAATGAACTAAAAAATCCGAAGAACCTTCGATATACGCCACGGGACAAAGATTGCTTAAAGAATTTCTTTCAATATGAGAAGCAATCGATTGTCTTGGGTATAATGAAGAATCCGATCCGTTCGTAATTAACGCTTGAAACCCACGATAGCCCACGAGTCTAATGAGTGACCCTGAGTTTGGATGGGTCGGATCCCAGTTCCGAGAGATATCCATGTCGATTGGCGCCGCAAAGACCATGGCGCCTAAATAGTCAGGATCTGCGCCTGTGTACCCACCGCCCCAAGGTAATCCGGCTGCTGTGGCGCCAGCTAAACTCATTTTAGTTCCCGCAGAATCCTCATCAAGGTTTTTAGTCATTGCCGCAGCAAGGGCCACATATCCTCCCGCGGAAAACCCACAAGCTATAATTTTGTTACCATTTACATTATAGGTATTGTTTCCGCCACTAAGAGTTGAAGCTTTAGCCTTGAGGTCTACAGTTGCTAACTTGTAGTCGTGTATAAACGAAGGATATCGACCATACTTATCATTTGTCCCGTAACTTAAATAACTACCACCAAGTTCGATTGCCGTCTTAACATATTGAACCGAACAGACTGCAATTCTCGCGGCAATCATCTCTTTTAGCCATTCCAAAGGAATATCCAGTTTACTTCCTTCTGAGAAGAAGCCTGGATGCCCCCACATCAAAACGGGGTATCCACCAGGAGGGGGTTCGCCGTCGTTCGGAATATAAAGATCATATCGACGCCCATAGTTTGCCGGGACGGTTGCATATGAAACGTTAGAGTGCGTTGTGTAACTAGGGTTTGTTCGAGACAAAGTCCTGTTTGTTGCTGCATTATACCTGTACCGAGCAGGAATAATCGGTGGGAGCAAAGGGACCCCTTCGGCGGTTGTTGATGCTGGGGTAACCCCATCTTTTGGGGATGATCTAAACCGACCGCCTAAATCGTAGTCGTCATGAACTTCTATTTCGCCAAATGTGGCTCGAATTGTAGTAAAACCCGAGTTAAGATATCCCAACCGAAGTTCATCCCAAGAAACAGTAACCCCCGTTTCAGAGTGCCCCCCTATGGGGGTTAGGGCGTCGGCCACATAGAGGCGCCAAACTAAAGAAGCTGTTCGGTTAGGGTCGGCTTGAATTTCCAAACGATACCAGTCGGTCGCCGACGGCATAGTAGTAACCGCAGGACTAGTCGTTCTTGTAATTCTATTTGCGAATATAAGTCTCGCAAAGGTAATGTTTTCGACTCCGGCATTCCTAAAACTCAGAAAATTTAAGTTAAAAGTTGGTGTAGGAATACAGAAAATCATACTTAAAGACCATGGGCCTGTGTGTGCTGGTGTAGGAGTAACTCCAGGTTTTGGTGTCGGCGGAATCGCCCAATAAAAGGTGTCATTTCCTAAGGCATAATCGTTACCCTCTAGAACGACATGCGCAGTTCGATTAGGGTGAAATCCGTTTTTTAGAACGAGTCGGGGGCCTAAACTATTTGGGAAAATAAATGAATTTGCTACGGGAGAACCAATGTCCCCAAAACCCTGCGTGTCTCCCGGAACAGCTATGTTGTTAATTATGGAAGTTAAACCATTCCAACGAAACAGACAAGTCATTTAGATCACCGCCTGATATCTCACCATTGAACCTGCTCGAACTGTTACTGCTGAGTTTGCAATTTCAGAAGCAAACCTACCTCGAAGGTCGCCATCAGCTGAAGGTTTTATAAACCCTTCGATAATAGCGATGTTACCGCCCAAATTGGCTGGAGTCGCATTAGCTCCGCTGGGTAAGTCATAGGCACTGAGGCCGTCATTTATGGTTCTAGTAGTCGCCGACAAAGAGTACTCTGAGCGGTAAATAAGCTGCGTAAAAGTGGGGCCATGGATAGAAAATCGTGCTCCAGTAGTGTTTACGGCAGATGCCCAGGCAATGAAAAACTCAAACCAGTATCTAGTGTCCGCTACGACAGGAAACTGTAACCCAGTAATATCGGCAATAGTGTTTGCCACGGCATTATTGTTAACGACATCTGCTCCTAGAACAACCGTAGACCACCCAGTATCTTTAACATTCTGCGTTGCTGTAACGATAGACTTCAAAGCCCCAGCCGCATTGTAGGTGTTGAATCCACTTTGGTCGGTGTACTCCAACCGTTCATTAACCCCAAGAGTAATGGTGGCTAAGTTGAAATTGGTTGAGCCGTTATGAATGGACACAGTTACCGTGTGTGTAACGGTATCAGTATTTAAAACATTCAGATAGTCAATGACCTTCTGCTTGTTCAGCGCGGGAGCGGTAGCAACCTCGACTGGTGTTGTTCCGTTTGTAGACTGGAGAGTGTTCCCTGGAGAGAATTCCGTAGGGCTAACCTCTCGCCAAGAGCAGACGCACCGAAGTGGAGAAGTTGTATGTACAGCGGCGGTCCGAACTCGCAGCGACTTGTCTATTGTATCTAAAATTAACATCCTAAAAAGCTCCTAACTCGACTTTGTGCATCAGAAATCTTAGGAGACCCAGTTCTCGAGAAATGCCCAACATACCCCGTGGGTACGGGCTCTACTTCGTCTAATTCTAGGACGCCATCAAAGAAATATGTTGAAGAAGTCGACGCAGTAGCAACCATGTTTATATCAGTGATTCTATAACTTTGATTTGGGGTTAAACTAGATGAGGCGGCGTTTGTGACTAAAGAAGCCATTGTGTGTGTTGGTAGGGTTGAACTACCTCCTCCGCCTCCCGAAGCACGCACTTCATTAATTGCCGCCACAACAGAAGATTTGTCTGTTGTAGTTAACCCTGAAAGGTTCCCTGTTCCGGAACCTGTTATCAACGTTCTGATAGTTTTAAACTCAGTTGCAACCCGCGTCGCTAAAGATGAAACTTGCGACGCCAAACTCATTAGAGTAACCCAGTCTCAAAAACAGTTACAAAGTTCGTGGTGTGATCGCCCATAGCAGCGGTTGCTGCGGTAGAAAGCGGCTTGCTCAAATCTGAAGTGTTATCCACATTAGCCAAACCGACATCGGCTTTGACCAGAACAACAGCCCCAGTTTTTCCTGCAACGGAGTTTACGTCGCCTCCGGCGGTAAGCTGCTGCCAGTTTCCCAAAACTGCAGGAGCATCTGCTGACAGAATAAACGATCGGTTTATGTCCGTTCGAATAGCCACATCTCCACGCTGCGCAGTTAAGGCAAGCATCGCTGCCTGGCTGTTAACCGTAAACGTATCGTTGATTGCTAAAGGAGGGAACACCGAAGTGGGGAGCGTGCCTGTAGTAATATCGGATGCGGACCCAGACGTTGCAACAGCAGCTAAACCAAGAGCGGTTCTTGCATCCGACTGACTAGCAGAAGCTAGGAGCGTACGACCAAATACCCCCGAAGCAACCCCAGCTAAGGTTGTGAGGTTTGTGCTAAGAGGCTGAGCCCAAGCAGTAAGCCTCTGAGTGAGTTTCAGCGGAGTGACAATTCGAGTGTCGTCGGTTCCTGTAGTGGTCTCTGCCTGAGTTGCAATCTCAGCAATTCCTCGAACCGTTTCACTTGCATCAGCAGGAGCTCCAGAACTACCAGCTTTTACCTCATTAATAGCTGCAATGATTGAAGTTTTATCGGTCGTAGTAAGTGTGCTGAGATTTCCGGTCCCTGAGCCGGTAATTAAACTTCTAATGGTTTTAAACTCAGTGGCAACGCGAGTGGCCAGGTTTGTAACGTTTGTTGCTAAGGACATCAGACTAATCCATTCTCAAAAAGTAAGGACAATGAGGGCATATCGTCGTATGCCGGGTGCGGCGTCGAGCTATCGACGTGTGTTTGGATGGCTGCTTCGCCCCCAAATGCTCCTGGAAATCCTCGTGGGCCCGGTTGGCCGGTGCTTATAACCGTTACATCCCCAGCTGGACTCACCACTATCTCTTGTGCACCAGCAACGACTTTGAGTTCGTTATGAAAATGTGTATTCATACCGTAACCACCTCTTTGAACGCGACTTTTAGTGGTTCGCGAAAAACAGAAAGGGCATGACCAGCGCTAACCCGCTTAAGATCCATATAACCATACTTCCTCGTAATTCCAGAAAGCTGCTCGGGCTCTATCCGCAGAATAATCTTGCCATTAGTCCCATCGGTATCAAAAGAAACATCCCACTCAGCCAAAAGCATTGAGGTTTGGTTCGGTTCTACACGAATCTGGCTCGTTATAACATCGCTGGAGACATCTATTCCTAAATTTAAAGGAACAAGATTAGTTCTATCCTTATAAATAATAAGTTCTTTACTCATGTTGTTCCTCCTCAAAGGTTTCTTGTCCAGCGTAGGACTTCATGGCATTGAGAGCCTGAGAATATAGTTCTTCAATGCGTTTGGCCGAAGCCATCTGGTCAATTTTGGCTTTCAACAACTCATTCTCACCGGCTAACCGCTCTTGTTCCAGCTTTTCTCTTGAGGAACCGAGTTTTAGATAATGAGTTATGACCTGCGAGGAGGCGGTTCCTTCAGATAATTGCTTTTCTGCCAAGTCCGTGGCGAGGGATATAAGCTGATCTTCTCTTCCTTTTTCGGTATTTGCCGGTTTGCGGCGTCTTCGATCAGGTTTTTTAATCACGTCATATCCCTCCTTTCTAGAAAATGTGAACCCGACCCCAATGGCTCAAGCGCCGGAGGAACACGCGATCCAATAAAGGCCGGGCTCACGACCTTTGGCTAAAATATGCGCCGCAGATCATTCAAGTTGATTGTGAACTCGCGTATGTTTGTGTTGTTGGCCCAGGTCCCGGCTTGTACTAGAAAAGAAGTACTAGCGCCAATATCAATAAGACGGCAACCATGCTCATTAAGAGCCTTTGCTCGTGCTTCACACTCGCCTCCCTTGTCGACCATAAGCCGGTATGAGTCCGATTCCTTATCAAGATAGAACCAATCTCCACATCGAGGGAGATTGTCGTGCTCTTGATACATGAAGGCAAACTCTGGAGTTCCGTCGCCACCTAAATAATCTTGAACGGTAAAAGCTTGAACATGTGGGTCTTCGGAAGACTTAGGGCCCCAGACATAAGCGGATCCCGGTAAACCAGACGCAGTAACAGCTACTCCATCTTTTAACACCCCATTGTCCCAGGTTCCCCTGTTCAGGGCTTGTTGCGGTAATCCAGCGGGAAGAATCCCTAGATCTTGATCGAACTGAATTAGTTCATGAACCAGTCCATCTGGGCCCATTATGATACACCGCTTGTCAAACTGAGGTGAAGGGTAACCAGTTATCCAATACCTAGACCCCAACAAGGGTAAAGGAATATGCGTTTTCCACTGATTGTATCGACCATAACCGCTGCCCCAGGTTACCATCCGAGTTTCTAATTGACCAAGCTGCATTGGGGTTCCGGAACCCACCCCTTGGTGGTTTACCTTGCCTGGGTCAGTTGGTCTTGACTGAGTAGTGTTTGATGCCCAAAAGATGGTCTCATTAGCGTTTAATAAAACGTCTTTGACAACTGAGCGGTCTTTATAACAAGGAATATGCTCACCGACAGGGAGTTTAAAGTTTTTCCATCGAGTAATTGTGTTTATTAAAACTGCAAACCAGTTAAGCTTTATCACAGGCATATCAGACCCCCGTAGCTACAAACCATCGAATCCAGTCAATGCCTGAGGCGTTATTAAGGTTTTTGTTGACCATGTTTGACCCAGGACAAGCAGTTGCAGACGTAGCACGATGCCCCTGAATCTTGAGTTGTTTAAGATCTGAGGTGATGTGCCCAGTAAGCCTAAGAAGGTTGATTGTGCGAGCAATGTTGACTAGCTGTGCCAACGTGGGCTGCATCTCATCGTAATTGCCGATCAAACTGATTCCATAGCTGAGTTTGTTTCGGCCAGACGTATGTGCACCGACCATCTTATCAGCACCAGCAAGAATTACCCCACTTGGATGCGCAGTAAAGCTGTACCCAGGAGCTAAACCACGGCGGTGTAACGTGACCTCGACCTGACGCATGTCGGCGCAAGGATCATTTGTAGGTTTCGTGACCGTGTGGTGAATATTAACTTCTTTAATTCCCTTGGACATCTCTCTACGGCCCGGAGAATACTTGGCTTCCCAGTCTTCTCGGGGCACGAAAACGTATCCGTTCTTTAGCTGAGTGATTCCCATAGCGTTTTCCTCCTGGTGAATTCAAAAAGTTTCCCGCAAAAGTCCCCGCGGGGCAAAATATAAG